TTGATGAAGTGTGATTTCTCAGGTCTGTATCCTAGCATTATGCTTACATGGTTAGTATGTTCTCACAAAGACAGTGATTACATAGCATTGAAGACTTTATTCTTTTTACTCAAATATAGGAAGTCAATTAAGAAGACGCCTGAATGGATACGTTTCGATGGAGGCGATCGTTCTCCCGAATGTTTAGATGCTGATGGTCGTCAGAATACGGCAAAGAGGTCAGCTAACTCATTGTATGGGCTATGGAATACTAAAGGATTGAATTTTAACGATCCTTACGCTGGTGCTGCTGTATGTGCTTATGGTAGGCAATTATCTCGCTATATGATCAATTGGTTATACGAGAATAAAAATCTCGACACAAGAGGTTGCGATACTGATGCTGCTATGGCCTGTTTAATAAATCCACAAGAATATGGTATTCATGGATTTGAAAAAGGTATAAATAACTACACAGAAGAAGAGATTTTAGATAATCTCACGAAGATGGATGTGTTTTTCAAGCAGACGGTATCGGAACTCAATAGCACCATGCCAGGGTATACTGCTGTAGATTACGAAGACTTGATACCGTTTATGTGGGTTCCACCTAATATAAAGGATAAAGATGCTGGTAAAACTTTAGCTGACAAACTTAATAGCGTAGAGTGTTACGAGCATGTTACACCGGATCAGTTAGATCCTGGATTATCCAAGAACTATATCTATGCTGTAGCCAAACGGGATAAAGATGGCAAGTTGACAGGTAAATTTACATTAAAGTCTAAAGGTAAATTTAAGAAGAGAGATAAAAATTGGATACAAAAGGATTTTGTTATTGATCTAATCACCAAACTGTTTTATGATGGTGAACATGCGGCTAAGGAGTTTGCCTTAGATGTTAGGGCTCAGATAGCCTCTGGTACATTACCTTTGGAAAAACTACAAAAAACTGTACTTGTTGCGTCCAACTGGAAACAGTTTGTAGAATGGGGATTTCCAGTAGGTAGTAGACCATGTATACATTACACTTGGAGAGGAGAAACAACTGGTAAAAAGAGGATAAAAAAAGTTTTTGTTGCTACTGACAATATTAGCGAATTCTATGCTCCTGAGTATTACCTGGATCAATTCGATACGGTACTAGCTGAAACCCCGGTAAAATTATGACACCACTAACAAGACGCAAGAAAATTTCAAATTATATTACCGCTGTATTACAAGAAGTGCGATTTAGAAAGTTACTGAACGATTTCAGTCCTGTTGAACAGATGGTCTCTTTATTTCTGTTCGGAGAGACGGACGTGACGCGATCTGATCTACAAAAAACTCTTGTAGATCGCAATAGGATTATTCTCGAAAATGGTGATAGAACCTTAGTCAGTTTCTATAAGATCACCACCGTGGAGAATCTTACAACAACAGGGTTGAACGATGATGAAATTGACGCTCTTGAATTTTTCTCATGGTTAGAAGATCGTTTTCACATTGTTCGGCGTTCGGAGATGTACTTCTAGTGGATGACCATTTTGATATTGATGTTCTAAATAAAAGGATCGCTGATTTACAACAACATGAGAAACGCCTTCACGATTTAAGAACTAAAGCTTATACAACCCTTGCGCGTTTACACACGTTTCTAAAAAGAGGACGGCCCACATTCAGCGAAAACGAGAATAAGATATTAATATATCTTGTCAACATGGGATTGGATGGTGAATTGTCTAGGAACAATGTTTGCTGTTTTGTCGAGACGGTTTCTCTTAATATGAGAATGTTGTCGAACTCTGATATGGCAGAACAAAACGGAGAATGTGTCGTTTTTACTAATGTAAGAGCGATCGAACGAATCTTAGATACTACTCGTGTAGGTTAAAAGAAACATGAAAAAAAGAAAAAGTCTATTTTCTCCTGCTGTAGGAGGAAAATCTAGCGTCACTAAATATCCTGTGGACGATTATCGATATTACCGATATATCGTAGAACCGTTTGTGCATTCAGGACCAGTGACAGTCGATCGTCTTTTGAAATTCGGTAAACCTATTGGATCTCGATTTGCTGTCGTAGCGGACGCTGATCCTACGATTGTTGCTATTTGGTGGGTATGGCAAGATCCCGTGAAACGTCAAAATTGCGATCAATTTATAAAACATTATTCTGATCGCGTAGTTGAGTTTGCTCAATCTGGCGTTACTAGAGAGACACTAAAAGATCGCATTAAACTCGTTAATTTTTTCGACGAGCTGAAATATAATTTCGAGAATCCTTATAGTGTTACTTTTGAACATTTAGCAGCCGTAAGTCTCGTACTAAGAAAGTTAGTTTTTGGTGGCGTTGTTAGATGTAACACGTTGGGTAAATTAAATGTAGCGGTTAGTTACGATAAATTGATCGCTTTCCCCAACTGGCAACATAAATGGATTGATTTAGATCCGCTGTGTGAAGTTAAGATCGAATCTGATTACAAGAACTGTTTTACTACAGATTTTGAATTCAGTGATAGTAGTTCGATTGACTGGAGTCAGACTTTAGTCTTTATAGACCCACCTTATTACTTACCTTACGAACCTGGTACAAAACGTAAAGGTGTAGGTGCTATGACCCCTGCTTATCCTGGTCATAATGTTTCGGGGGAATACACTTACAACTTGGCTTTTGATAGTGTGAAGTTGGCATTAGAACGTGGTGCTAAAAGAGTCGTACACACTAATTATTGGTGTAGAGACATGCAAAAAGCCATGGAATATCTTTCTCACAGATATAATGTATCACTCCATACCACATTGATCGGTACATTAATTGGTATGAATCATTCTAGAAAGAATGTAACCAATAGGATAGAAACAGTTTGGGAGTTTGGAGGCGATCGCATGTTTCAACCAAAAAGGATTCCTCTATGAGTAAAGATACTGTATACGAAAAACGAGTTGGGTCAGCATTCTACAGAATCAAACAACAGAGGATTAAAGTAGGTAGTATATCAGAACTGTTGTCGTATACCGGAGCAGAGAAACTAGCTCCTGTCCCAGAGGTCTTTTTTAGCACTAGTAATAGCCCTAGTGTTAAGGAATTGTTGTCCAAAATAAACCATTATATCAAGACTCAAAATGACTAAATTACCAGCGCATGTAGCCGTCACAGGTCGTGTAAAAGATTGGTTGAAAGATCCTGAAAGCCGACTACCCGTGTCTTGTACTGTATTCCATGTCAAAGACTCCATGGAGGGTAAAGACGGTATAGAAGATTCTTGGATCTTCACATCAAGAGCCTTAAGGAATGCCGCTGGTGTGGCGATCGATCTGAGCGATCTACGTCCTTCTGGTACATCTAACGGTAAAGGTTTAGTAGCTTCTGGACCTTGTTCTTTCGCTGCTGTTTACTCCGGACTAAACGAACTTCTTCGTAGAGGCGGAGCTTTTCGCAATGGCGCTATCACCTTATATTTAGATTATGATCATCCAGATATTGAACAATATTTGGATCTAAGTTTAGATATTATTCCTTGGGCAAAAAGAGCTGTATATGTCGATGAGAATCTGATGCAGTCTCCTCACATCGACAAGATTGTTAAACGAGTTAGAGATGGTTCTATTTGGTTAGCCAAAAAATCATACGATCGCCAAGGTCGTCGTTTATACTCTAACGTATGTATGGAAATTCTTCTGTTATCTAGAGGAACCTGTTTACTGTCTCATGGCAATTTAGGATCTGTTACTGTATCAGAAATTCCTCAGATGTTTGAGAAAGGTATGCAGTTTCTATGTGAACTTCATTCTAAAACAGGAGTGGGCGATTCTGGTATATATCTTACTCCTGAAGAAGATCGTCAAGTAGGATTCGGTGTTATTGGTTTATCCAACCTACTGGCATTGGAGAATGTCAAATACGCTGACTTTGTAGACGCTCTAGAAAAAGTTTTGGGTTATGGTAAGGAAACACCTTCTGAACCTGCTTATGCGATCGCTTGTGCGTTACTAGAAGGGTATTCTAGAGCCGCGATCGTGGCCAGGGCACATAACATGGAAAGAGCTTTTACCATCGCTCCTACGGCCACCTGTAGCTATAAGTATCGCGATCGTGATGGTTATACTACTGCCCCAGAGATCAGTCCTGTAAACTGTCACCCCATATCGAAAACTCTTGTTAGAGAGTCAGAAACAATGCCAGATGTCACCTATGAGTATCATCCCAATTGTGAAACAACCACAGACATTTCTTGGGATGTTCAGTATAGGCTAATGAAAGCTTGGCAGATGTTGATGAACACAACTGGGTTAGCTCATGCGATCTCATTTAATATTTGGGATAAAGCTAATCTAGATAAAGAATTCATTCAAAACTGGTTAAAGTCACCCCTTCTAACCACTTACTACTCCTTGAAAACTCAACAATTCGCCCTTGATAAATCTCAAATCGCTTTAGCAGGAGAATCCTGTGGATTAACTCCTGATATGTGTACATCCTGTTCTGAATAATCGAGGTTATTATGACCATTACCAGTTTTTACGATTCTCAACTGAATAAAAAAGTGTCTTGGAGTGTTGTCAAAGGAACTGCCGGTCCTATTCTATCGGGAGCTGAAAATGCGATCGCTAGGGCTTTGGAATTACGCATTCTAGAGTTGGAAGTAGAAGCGTTTCTAAGAGATGGATCCATCAGGGAAGTTAATAAATTAACTGATGACATGAGATCTATCATTTTCTCTAATATGGAAGATGAACGAAAGCATGATGAAGCCCTAAATCATGCTGCTAATGTTTATAAATTAGCATCTCCTGACGATACTAAAGATGCACAGGCGATCGCCCAAGAATGGATTAATCACCCTGATCATCCTATTCTTAAAACTGCGGTGTTAGAACGCAGTGTATTTTTCGTTCTTTTACCAATGTTCAGATTTCTCACCTCTGGTTGTCTAAAGGCTACCAGCCAAGATATTAGTAATGACGAAAACGTTCATGCTGCCGCTCATACTCAGATGGCGATCGACTTAGGCTTGACAGTATCACCAAGTTTGAATAAACTGAGGAAAGATACTGTAGAATGGGTTGTAGAACATTTGGACGCCGATGGTAAGTGGGGGAATCCTGATCTCTGGAGGCGATCTTCAGATATGCTGTTTAGCAGAGGAATAGCTCCCGAGCTAGCTCAAACGTCAAGCTATTCTATGCCTGCATTTTTTGAGAAAGACAACCGTAACTTACCATCTTACGGTTAAATAACGTTCATAAAAAAGGAGATCTTTTATAATGCCTAATCGTGAAATCGAACTAAAGTTTCCTGTATCTAACAAATTTGTTCACGATTTCGTTAAAGGACATTCGGATACAGCTCCTACAATGCAGAAAAATCATTATTTTTCTAGCGATCAACCTAAGGTTTCTTTAAGGACTCGCGCAACGCTTTACTTACATCAGGTTTCAGGACTTGATTGGAATCCAGAAGCTTGGGTAGATGTTCATACTGGAATTAGCTACTTTGAGGATTGTCTAGATATAGAATTGATCGGTAAGAAAGGTGCTGATCCTATTAACGGAACAGATCGCATTGAATATTCTTATTTAATGCGCGATGACGTAGGATCTATTGAAGATCTAGACAAACTCGTTATAGATATTCTTGGACATTCTGTGTTTGCCAATTGGGCTAGGATTCGATATCACGTACAAAAATACTGCCATGTGTTAAAACATGAATTTCCTGTTTATCTAGATATCAATTCTGGTTATGGTCCCATTTTAGAAATTGAAGGACCATCTGAAGAAGATATTCTCGCTTTTGCTAAAGACTCGTTTGGTCTTACTTATTACTTGACTTCTGAGAATTTGAAAGATTTTACGAGTGAATATGTTAGGAATTGGTCTTACTACTACGAATCGTTTTTAGATGATAAACGAGAAGTACTTGAAGCTCGTCTATCCTTAGATAAAGAATTGCTAGAAAATAATCTCAATAACTATGGTGAATAGCATGAATATCGAGCAACAGTACTTACAAGCTTTGCGCGATCTAAAAAACCATGGTCAGAAAAAACTTTTGTTTAATTCTGAGCTTGGTAAAGAGGATCCTAACAAGTATATTTTGTCTTTAGTAGGACGAGTTTTCCATCACCGAACCGATAATGGTTTTCCTTTGTACACTTCTAAATTCGTTTATTGGAAAGGTGCTATTGCTGAAATGCTTTGGTTCCTTTCTGGTAATAGCGATCTAAGTGTACTAAATGAAATGAATGTACACATCTGGGACGATTGGGGTGGTGATAAACAAGATACAAAGCTCAAATTGCACTACACCAATATTACCAATTGGAGAGGTACAGACTTAGATCAAACTGAATGGATCTTAGAGAATTTACCTAAGAAACCATATCGTAAAAGTTATATCGTCACTTATTTGGATCCCGAAACCACTTATCAAATGGCTGATATAACTGGCCAAAAATCCGTCGATATCGTAGCGTGTCATTATTCACACCATGTTTTATGTCAGAGTCCTAATCAACTCACTCTGACAGTATCTATTAGATCGCAAGATATGTTTCTAGGGAATCCTTTTAACGTAGCCCAATATGCTGCACTACTAGAGATGTATTGTCTGTGTCTATCTAATAGAACAGGTGAAAAATGGACCTCTGACCAACTGATTGTCAATTGTACAGGTGATTATCATATCTACAGCGATCAATTTGATCAGATTGATGAACAATTGAACAATGAGACATATCTGTTTCCTACTTTATCTATTGTCAATCGAGGACAAACGTCATTAAGAGACTTTGTTCTGTCAGATTTCAACGTGTCTGATTACAACCATTCAGGTAAAATCCCTGCTAAAGTATATTTGGCTGGAGGATATTAAATGAAGGTGTTGTTATCTGTTTCTCCCAACTGGGGAATAGGCACTGTTGACGGAAATCTGCTTTATAAGAACTCTATGGATATGCAGATATTCAAAGGGTTGACTCAAAAGTGCGATATTATAGCAGGTCGTAAGACCGCAGAGACCATGATCGGAGGTCTAAAAAATCGTAGATGTTTCGCTATAGCACAAAATCATATACACGGATGGACTTCTGTGACGTATGAATACGCAAAAGATGTGTATCCAGAGGCTTGGGTTATTGGAGGGGCGTTTACCGTAGATTCGTTATTACCTTATATAACAGAGTTTTGGATCTCATTTTTTCAAGACAAACCTGATGTTCCAGATAATAAACAGATCATACATTTATCTGATAAAACAGTTGATGTTATCAATAAATGTAGAAGATTTGTTCTTTTTGAAAACCAACAATTTGTTTTTGAACGTTTAATTGTAATTTGAAATATGGGCGGTTCATCTTCTAGAAACAAAGGTAGTGCAGCAGAACGATCGCTAAGAGGATTTTTCTCAGATCATTTAGGCTGGTATCTACAAAAAAATGGATCTCAGTCTAATTTAGGAGGTTATGATTGCACATTATTAGACGTACCTAATGGCCGTTTAATGGTACCTTTTGCCTTAGAGTTTAAGCATCATAAGACTCCTAACGTACAAGCTTGGTGGAAACAGACAGTAGATCAAGCTCAAAAGACTAAATTTATACCCGTATTGTTTCACAGAGGAGACAATCAACCATGGAAGATTGTAATACCATCATATCTTCAAACAGGTCGTAAACGTGAGGTAGACCCTTTAGATTGGAATTGGTTAGTAACACTGGAATCTAAAGATCGCCCCTACGGATTGACTTGTTCTTTACTTTTTGTGGAGTTATGTAGAGAAAATGCCATAAACTATACAAATTGATTCAATCGTGTTAAGATCATATCAGTTAGCAAGGAGAATCCTATATGACTAATGTTATCCCTCTAGAACTCGTCGATCGAACCCCATTGGTGAATGTAAACTACAGCGGTAGTCCTCTACAACTGTCATCTGAAGCCTTGAGGAACATGTACGATCTAGGTTTATTGACTGCTAGACCGTATGCTATTCTTGCGATCCTTTTTGATGGCGTAGGAAAAGATGAAGAAGAGGCATTTGACATCGAGGACTTTATCGATCGCTGGGAAGGAACAGAAAACGATAAAGGTAAATCGAAACGATTGAAAACTGATGATATTATCGTGGCACTCAATAAGTTGCAATCGCTAGGTTACGGTAAGGTGAAATTGGTGCCTCATGTGAAACTAGACATAGATTCTATTCTGTAGTAGAATAAGAGTCGTGGTAGGTTGAAAGGTGTTGTATTAATCCGTAGCTGGTCTAGACCTATCTCTAGATCAGCTTTTTCTTAAAGGAGTTATATCTATGCAATATATGGGAAGCAAAAATAGATTGGCTAAACATCTGTTACCTGTAATGTTACCTTATCGAAAGAATTCTGAACAATGCTGGATAGAACCGTTTGTTGGTGGTGCCAATATGATCGATAAGATAGCGGGCGATCGTCTTGGTAATGATAATCATCCTTTTCTGATCGCACTATTACAAGCTGTATCTCAAGGATACGATCCCCCTTCTGTTGTTACTAAAGATGAATACTATCGCGTAAAAAGTAATCCTAATGATTACCCTAGTGAATATGTTGGTTTCGTTGGATTTCTTTGTAGTTTTGGTTACAAATGGTGGGGAGGTTATGCTTTTAACAAAGAAGGTCGGAACTATGCTGAAAAAGGGCGAAATGCTTTATTAAAACAAGCTCCTAATATTAAAGGCGTTAAGTTTCAATGTCAGAATTATCTAGAGTTAATCATACCTAATAATAGTATCGTATACTGCGATCCTCCGTATCAGAAGAGTTCTGGTTATCATACCGATTTTGATCATCAGATATTTTGGGATTGGTGCAGATCGTTAGTACAAAATAACAATATCGTGTTTGTTAGTGAGTATTCAGCACCGGATGATTTTGTTTGTACTAAAGAAATTGTGTACGAAACCAATCTAAATAAAAATGGTAAATCACCAAGAATCGAACGACTATTCCTACATAGGTCTCAGATCGCTTGAGGTTTACCGTATAGCCAACCTTGACCATATATAACACCATTATCGATTAACCATGAAGCGTCTTCTTCCTTTTCTATACCTTCTGCTATTATTTCCATATTCATAGCTTTTGCCAACGTTATCACAGTTTTAACAACTGATTGATTGGTTATATCTTTACTAACACCATCTATAAAGGAGCGATCTATTTTTATATAGTTAGCAGAAGATGTTTTTAGTGAACTCATATTACTTTCTCCTGTGCCAAAGTCATCTAGTAATATGTCATGTCCTAATAATCGCAATCTAGATAATTTTGGAACAATAGGTTCTTCAAGAGCATATCGTTCAGTTATTTCCAACTGTAGACGACTTCTGTTTATATTGTACTTATCTATAATATGATTGAACTGACACTCGAACATAGCCGTACATACTGTAAGAGGAGACAAATTGATGGCTATGTGTAGATGCTTTTTAAGATCATCATTAGACCATTTTTTTAGAATAATACAAGCTTCCTCTACTACCATGTTACAGAAACTTACCATCAGTCCTGTAGTTTCTAGAACAGGTATAAAATCATTTGGATACCTAATGCGATCGCCGTCTAACCATCTTACCAAAGCCTCATAACCTACTATCGTCTTATTGTTTATATTAACTATAGGTTGAAGATAAAGACTAAATTGTTTGTCTATTAAAGCCTTTTCTACATCGTTCATTAACTTTTGACTGTCAGCGTTTAACATTATTCTTTTTATAAGTTCCAATGTTATTATAAATTCAGACGAATTTACTTGTCGTATATCGAGATTATATTCTCCCTTTTCAGTGTAATATTTTCTACTTCTATAAATATTTTTATTCTTTATGAAATCGTTGTATATATCGTATACACTATCAGAATCTATTTCAATATTAGAGTAAACACATTTTATAATGTTTTTGTTCACTCTATATAAACCAAAAGGTTTATCTATAGTGCTTATAATCGTCTTATAGTCTTTTATGTTTTTATAGAGCGAAAATAATATGGCGATCGCAAATAATATTAAAGACCCTTCTATACTAATCAGCAACGGCATTTGTTCTTAACCTACAATCCATTAATGGGAGTTTTAACCAACTACTCACTGATTTTGTGCCTATTGCTAACCATTGTGCAGAAGGGTCTGATTTTCCTCTAACACTATGGTGACGTATATATACTCGCCAAGTCTTTTCTGGTTTATCGTCAAGTAGTACAAAATACAACCCTGGCAATAAATACAAAGATCCAATAGTTACAGGCTGTGGTATTATACCTAGCGCGGGTCTTCTTTTATATTCTGGTAATATTTGAGACGGACACCAACCTTTATTATTCTCTGGTGGTATGATTGAATAAGATATCCAATTTTCTTCTCTACTTAGCCATCTATATCCAGTGTAAAAAGAAATCAGAAATTCACTACGTCTTTCTTTAAAACCATAACTAAGGCGCATAGAAAGATCTCGTCTTATTAGACAAGGAGTGTATCCACTAGGAGGATTCTTTATAGATACAAACTCCATGGCTATCATCTTAATATACCACCATTCTACATGGTATATAATTACATCGTATACACGCTAAGGTAATAGACAATGGACCTAAAACATTTTAACGACCTTGCTGAGCCTATTATTATCGCAGCGATCGGAGCTGCTATTACTACAGGATTTCCTTTTCTGATTAAAATCAAAAACAAGATCGATAAAGTCGAAGATCTTGTCTCTACTATTCTATTGGCCCTTAAAGATGGTCAACTCAGCGATCAAGAAAAGAAAGTAGCCAAAGAGAAACTTGATTCCCTTGTCAATGATGATAATGCTGTGTTATGATGCTATTGTTGCGGTGTATCGAGCCAAAAGATTAAGGTTTTCTCCTTTTCCCTGATCTTACGTCCTCGAAGCAACAGTATACCCTACACTGGATGGTAACGCTTCCCTTTCGTTATCATCCAGTTTTTTTATGAAAAGATTAACAACGATCGCTCTTTTAACACTAATATTTGCGATCTTCCCACATCAATCTGTTAAGGCACAAGAATCGTTTTTAAGATTAGATAACCACTGTGAAGGACAACTGTACTTTCACAAGACTGTTTGCAAAGAAGTTTACCAGGATTACATAATTTGGTACGTTCTCCAAGATAACACGCTAGTAGGTATTATTGTATTCGATGATGCTTATAGCCTAAATGTCATTGAATCAGGAGAAAACTCCTATGTCATATTCTCAAAGGAAACCAGTCAAATCATTACACAATCAGAAAACGGTTTCAGTACGATCTCACCCTATCGTGAAACATTTGAATATATTTTAAGTGCGATCGCGTCAGTACAATAATCCGTTCGGTCGTTTCTGTTCAGTTAATACTTGGAATACTGCGGCTCTGACCTTCTGAGAAAGATCTCTTGCTGCCTTATTATCTTTCTCAGGATTATTACCATCAGAGTTGATCGTGATGGGTACGGTAACAGACGTGCTACCCCCGCTAGGAGCCTTGATAGCAGGCGTACTAAACGAACCGCCTACGACACCCCCATTCTTAAAGTTAAGCACGTTCTCGTCCACGCCATAGCGCTTAGCGATCGCTTGTTGCTGTCTGTTCAATACCCATTCTCCAGGTGATACCACAGCTAACCTAGCTTTTGGATTACCTTCGCGTTTTAATGCCTGTCCTATAGCTTCTGTAGAAGCTAACTTATCCAATGTTGACTGCGATCTTCCTATAACACCACCTTTTGCAAAGTTCTCTATACCTAAACCTGTATCAGTTTTTATAACACCACCATCTTTGAAGAACATCCCTAGTATCGTGGATAATAAAGACTGGAATACACCTCCTATACTGAATCCTCCTTTAGATACCGCTGTGCTACTAGAACCTGAAAATACACCCATCACAACAGAACCGAGTTGAGCCCCGCCGCGATCTGCTCCAGCTTCTATAGCACTTTGTATAGACTGAGCACCGTTTTCAAATGTAAGATCAAAACCACCTAAGTCAAATAAACCTTCAGAAATGGTACCTAAAGCGTTTGGTGTTTGTATGGATACAGCCGCTTGTTGTATTGCCTGAGCCCCTAATTGTAATGAAGATAAAACCATCTCACCACCTAATCTTAATGACGCTGAGGCTTGTTCTGCCCCTGTTGTTAACGTAACATCTTCTGTACTAGCACCGAATAAAGATTTTCCATATTCTGTTAGACTTGGATCTCGTATTTCACCAGTAGAAGGGAATAAGTAAGAACTATAATCCATTGCGCCTTGTAACAGTGGATTATATCTAGGGGTCTGCATTAGTACATTAGGATCTTCTTCGGGCGATCGCGATCTGCTAGTTCCAAAAAGCATTTCTATAATACCGTTACCAGTATCACTAGATATTCCAGCAGCACCACCGAATATACCTGCAAACAGATTATTGGTTAGCATTTCTGCTGCCAAGTTCATCAGATTATCTATTAAACCGTTGACAAAATCGTTAAAGGCTTCTCCTACTGTTTTGGTACCTTTCATAAGATCGCTGAATAGTCCTTGAACTGGACCTCTTACGTTCTTTATGACATCGGGTAACATTGAGGCTTCTTGCCTTATCTGATCCATTTTGATGTCGTTTATCTTTGATAAGGATTCGCTCATAGCTTTGAAACCCTCATCTGTGAGTTTCCCAGCATTTTTTAGTTTTTCTAATTCTAATATGGCATTTTGATAATCTAAGCGTTGCATATCCAACAAGAATGGTAACCGCTCTTGTTTCATAGCTTCCGTTGGACTAGCACCAAATGCGCCTAGATAAGCGTCTTGTGCTCCCATTAAATCTGTTACTCCTCCAGGGCCAACAAGAGGATTTCTTGATTGTTCTATTTGATCGGCTCTAACTTGTAAAGCTTGTTCTAGCTCTAATGTTTGTAGTTTTAATTGGGCCGTTTCTTCTATTAATAAACGACTTCGTTCTCTAGTCTCCTCTGTTAGACCCTTACTACCTTCGTATAAATCGAATATTTGACTTTCTAAATCTTGTTGTATTTTAAGAGCTTCAATTTCATAAGACAGGTCTCTAGCGTTTCCTGCTTCCCCTGTTCTATTTAATAAAGGTGTAAGAGCTTCCACATTAGCAGCTCTTTGTTCTAACAAAAATGATGAATTGTTAAGTCTTAATTGTTCAGTATTTCTATCAATATTGTAACCTAATATCTCTAACGCTAAAATTTGACGTTTAATAGATTCTGCTAATAGCTGGTCATAGCGATCTCTATCTAATCCGCTATTTAACTGTTCTTTTAAGCCAAATTGATACTCTTTCTCTTTTTGTATTATATCAGCAGCATCAGCTTGTTTTTCTAACTCTTCTGCCAGCGCCTGCTCTCCATCATTTCTTAACAATTCAGCCTGTTGTCTTAAATTTTCACCAGTTAGTTCAGTTAACTGATTAATAAACTCCATATAGCGTCTTTCTTCTTCCATCTTGTATTCTTCTGAAATTTTTAGTAAAGCCTCTCCTTCCATAGCGGTTAGATCAGCTAAGTTCTTTCTAAGAATATCTATAAGTGGTTGTTTCTGAGATATTATCTCTCTGAAACCCTCTTCAATTCGTCTTACATCTTCTTCTTTGGCTCCAGCCTCTATAAGTTGGTTGGGCATGGTTTCTAATAACTGTGTTACGGCATCTATGTCGTTTTGAGCATCTTCGATTTGTCGTTGTAATTCTATACGACGATCTTCTATATCTCTAGATGCCATATCGAGATCATATTCAAGTTGAATTTCTGGCGTCATCCTGAATTCTGGTATACTTTGATACTTGCGATCTCTGTCTTGTCTTTCTTGTTGTAGCTTAGCATCTTCCGTCCCTCTCTTAGCAGTTATTCCTTCTCGATTAACTTCAGAAAACATACTATCTATTTGAGCGTCGAATCTTTCATCTGCTAACGCTTTCATTTGTTCAATCAATTTTATTTGATCGTTAGCGTTCTGTTGTAGCATGTTTACATACTTTTGATTTTCTGATAACAATTGGTTAGAACTTTGTGTATAACTACTTACATCTAAAGTTGTAGCACTACTACTGGTTGTTGTCGGACGCGATCTGTTGATATAGCCTGTTACATTACTGATAGCTTGGGTAGTATATTTATTATCTGGTCGTAATTCTTCTGCTCGTCTAAAATTGATCAATGCTGATTGGTAGTCCTTTTTCTCAGTCAGAGCATAACCTTCGCGCATGAATCTTTCAAATTGCTCTTTCTCTGACATGAGTTCATTCATACCGATGCCGCTATCACGAAGGAATTGTTCAGCTCGTTGACGGTGATCGCCTTGTCTGAATCTCGGCGCAGCGTTTCTTACGGTAGTTTGATTACTATCCTTACGATTCCAATAACTTTCTCCAGCTTGACCAGCTAATATTGCTGAATAGGCGTGTCGTATATCATGTTCACCAGGTCTGAAACCGCGATCTAGCAAATATCTTTCTATAGCAGGCATTTGTTGAGCTATACTTTGTTGGGTATTGGTTCCATATTTACGTTGGTTATCAGGACTGAATTGGATCAAACCCTTATATAAATTATTATCACCTCCTCGTATGTTAGGGTTGAAAGATCCTGCTGATTCCCAAGACATAAGAGCGGCAAATTCTCTTGGATCTAATCCTAAACGTTGAGCTGCGGCTATCATAGCTTGTGCCCCAGCAGGGTCGCTTTGAACTCTTTCTGCGGTTCTTACCGTGCCACCCATAGGTATTCTACCCGGACCCATACTAGCCACTCTAGAGGCCACTGGGGCGTAGTTTCTAAACATCTCTACCCCAGACTGTTGAGGCGTGCTCTGAGCTGTTCTAGAGGCCGGTTGTGATATAGGATTAATATTGACATTTACGCCCTGTAAGTTACGTGCAACTCCACCACCGGCGTTCATAGCAGCTAACCACTGTTGAGCGTCTACGAACTGACCATTAACTTTCACCTTCATATCGAGATGGTGTTGTATTACTTCTCCAACGAGCTGTCCCATCGATACATTGGTGTTCTCTCCTATGCCTATACCTAAGGCTTTTTTAACAGATTCTAATTCTAAATGATTAAATTGCAAATCAATAGGTATGCCTTTAGCGTCCTGAGTCGTTATTCTCACTTGGACAGCATTACCTCTATCACCCTTTTGTTCAGCTATGTCTATTACCCTAGCCGTACCAGAAAAAGGAGCTGCTACATCAGCACCTCTTCCTCCTCCTACTTTTGAATCCCAGTCTATACCAGCATGATATTCTTGTCGTCCATTTCGTGTTCTACCAGCCCTGAACGATTGTCCTTCAGTAGGTTTATAACTTACTAATGACTCTATAGATTGCCCCATCAATGGAGAAGCTACGTTTCTACCATTTGTACCTTGACTACCAATAACACCTTGATCTATTTGAGGTATACTTAATGCAAATTGTTCATTTTGTCGAAGAGTATTGAATAATTGATTCATAACATCCATTTTCTGTTTTAAGAAATCAGATGTGCTTTTTAATTGTTCTCCTATGACATTGATAAATCTTTCTAATATGTTCATCATGCCACTGAAGTGATCGGTTCTCAATTTACCCATAGTACGAGTTATCGTATTACTGGCATTAGCAACTTTGCGATCGTTTTCAAATTCCTTAAAACTGTGAGCGATTTCTTCAGTTTGTTGACCCACCTCTATCAACATATCTTCCAGTTGACGACCCATTTGCCATAATTGTTCTTCTAACTGTCTTTTAGTAGTTTCTAGTTCTGCTACTAATTGATCTGTTTCTAGTCCCGTTTGTTCAAATTTTTGTCGTACTTCTACTAAATTTGTGAGGGTCTTGCTTAAAGAAGAATCTTCTCCTATATTATCTATGGCAGCTTGTATATCAGCCGCCGTAGCATTCATTGCTAAATTAGCGTTTTCTAATGCTTTTATGTATTCAGGATCATAAGCAATAGTTTCTAGTTTTTGTAAAGAATCTCGATTTATAGCTATTTTTTCAGAGGTCATTTGTTGTTGAACAAGATTCTGTGTACCTTCTAACAAACCTGAATTACCAGGAGCAACAGATCTCATCAAAAGAGCGTTCTTTTGTGCTGATCTCATTTCCAAATTATAATAGGCGTTTTCCATTTCTGCGTTAACAAGTCTAAATCCTCTAGCCAATAGATCAAGTCTGGTTACTGTATTTGCTATACCGGAATTTATTTTATCAATAAGCGATTTAGTAAGTTTTAAATCTGATTCAAGTGTTGCAATATTGCCCTGCAATGATTCTCTACGAATATTATCTTCTTCAGAATCTCCCAGTCTTGCTAGTTCTTCTTTTCTTAACTTAATAGCAGATTTGATATTCTCTTCTGATAACTGTAGGTTTGCTAGTTGTTTACCAACGGGGATATATAATTTTTCTCTTTCTGCTATCAGATTATTTATCTGTTCGTTTAAGTCTCTTTGTTTTTCTACATCTTCCCTAGAGGTTCCTTGGAGTTCTTGTTGAGCACTCTGTAACCGCACATCCAGATCTATTATTTCTTGTAATTGTTGACCAGGTTTATTACCAGGATACAAAGTGGTCCTGGCCTCTTCATATATTTTACCTGAATAAGATTGCAGATCGTTTATAGCTATGTCTGCCTGTTCAGCTTTCACATCCTCCCATGTCCTGCTTAAATCTAAACCTATATTTTTCAAACCTCCTAAAGCTAAACCTATTGGGTCTGTATAATCTCGAATGTCGTTTCCATCAGTTATGTTACCGATAAAACTTTGTGTTCCTCTTTCAAATATACGTGAAGCCTTATCCCCTATTAGACCACCAAAGAACGTATCTTCAAGTAAAGATTCTCCACTGATTAATCGTTCTAATCCTGAACTTATCCCTATACCATCTTTAAACGCTTCAAAAAACTTTTTAGCGGAATTACTTATATCGACTATCTGTTTAATTCCTGTTACGGATTTCAATACGTTTCCGTATGATTCTCTGCTACCATCTATATTACTAACCGATTCAATAATATCTCCGACGTAACCTCCTAGTCCACCACCAGTAAATAATTCTTTGATGGCTGTTACACCTCCAGACTCCTTAAACACCTTAAAACTGGGTTGTTCATTAAACTCTTTTGTTTTTTGACGAGCATCTTCTAATGTTTTTGTATAATCTTCCCACGCTTTTTTATTTGAGTCAGCAAGATCCTTAGCACCTCCGGAAGCGTCTCCGAAACCTTTACTGAAAATCTTAAACACGTCCGTGGCCACAGTTATGACAGCAAACCACGTTAAGAAACTCTTACCAAATGTTATTAATTCTTGCTTCATTCTAGTAAACAAACCAGAAAACGATTCGCCAATCAACGCGATCGTTTGGTTCATTCCTGCAAATTTAACAAAAAATTTGGCTAGTTCTTGTACGAGGGTAGCACTTATTGTTACCAACAAAGCGGTAAACACGACGCTAAGTGCTACAACATTTTCTCTTAGTATTTGAATACCTTTGGTTGCTATGTTAAGTCCGACAACTCGAATAGGGATTGTGGTGTTACCATATCCTTGTTGGAATAACGTAATTTCATTATTTAATTTATTTATGGCCGTTTGGGCGCTTCGTGCGCTACCTGACACACCCATAGCGGTTTCAGCACTTAGTTGTTGTGCAAATTTAGGTAATAGATCTTCGGCCATAACTTCTCCGGCTTGCATCATTTTACCTAATTCTTGTGTAGTAACACCCATAGCCCGCGCTGCTACAGATATAGACCCCGGTAAAGCTTCTGCTAATTGACCTCTTAGTTCTTCCGCAGAAACTACTGTCTTGTCCATCATCTGACTCAGTGCAGTGAAAGCTTGCTGTTGTTCCTCTGGAGTCATTTGATAAACTACAGCAGCTTGTGATATAGCTGAAAATATTTGACGAGTGCCTTCGCCTTCTAGTCGTGTACCTTGAGCACTAGCTCCTAATTGGGCGAAACCTTGCATACTTGATTTCAAGTCTCCTCCCAAACTTATAACTTTATTCCTTATCAAATCTATGTTTTTAGCCCCTTCGCTCGCTGATCCAGAGACAAAATTAATTGTCGTGGCCATGTTTTCGAGTTCTACAGCAGTTTGAAAAGCGGCTTCTTCAAATGAAAACAATGTTCCTACGAGTGGTACTACAATATAATTGAAAAACAAAAACCCTTTGGTGATGCTCATCATAGCAGGAATATTTTGAGACAATCCCTCAAATACTTCACCCAACGATCTACCTAATTTTGGTACAAACGTTGCCATGTTTTTCATAGATTCCATAGAATCCAACATGAATGCGTATGCAGGCCCTATAACAGGTATTTCAGCTTCCGGGCGTTCTCCTGAAACACTGAATGGCATAAAAGATTCTTCTGGTGGTGTTTTTGCCCATTCTTTTATGTCATTTACGGTTTTTGTTTTAAGACTTTTTATACTTTCCCTAACATAGTTGATACCATCAGATATACCGTTAGATATACCTTCACTTATAAACCTACCTATCTTTATTGCCCATTCAGGAGGGCTTTTTATATCAAATGTGCTATGTGTTATATCTATAACAGCTTCTGCCATATTCATGGCGGCATTAGTCGCTTCTCTGCTACTATTATTTATGCCTATTGCTATACCAGACCCTAACTCAGATCCTATATTTTTACTAGCGGGTAATATATTTTCTGTTTTCGTGTTGTTATAACGCTGATAAGATCTTATTATATCCCGAGTATATTGATGAGAGAATCCATAGGCGTCTCTTTCTAGTTTATTGATGTAATGTGGATTTATATCAATACCTTGTTCTTTTGCAGATTTTTTTGCAAGTTCTACAGATCCTGCTATATTACGAGCATATTCGCGATCCGATTCTCTATTATATGACGGTGTTAAAAGAAGATTTCTTGAGTAAGGATCATTTATCTTTTGAAATCCAACTTGTGCGGCATGTCGTATCTCATGTACTATTGTATCCATTGCTTCAAACAAGGAAATTATATCTTCAGTTATATTAGAATATTTTTTGTTTACTGTTTCGTAAGCTAAATCTAACTCGTCGTTATAATCATTATAAATATCATCACTAGTGTTGTTATTTAAACGTTTATATACCTCTCTCACTTCATCTTCAATAACTTTGAGACTAATAGGTATATCAAGACCTTTTATATCATGTAAGGATTCCAACGCCTCTTCGGTTTCATCATCCAAAAAGATTGTGTTGTATTCTGGTAAATAGGCTCCTCCTGCTCTAGTTCCTAATAATTGCATAGATGCATTTTTAGCTGTGGGCATCTCTTTTACTTCTACATCGGAAAGCGCTGCTATTTCTGTAACTAGTTCTTCAAACACTTTTCTTGCTTTAGGCGTAATGTCGTCTAAAGTATCTATAATTTCTCCTATATTTCTAGTTACTTCGTTAGACATGTCTTCGTCAAATGAATCTTTTGTATTTCGATCAACGGACCATAACGGTTGTATTTTATTGTTTTTAACTTCTTCTGCTTTTACATCGATCGTGTTTGTATGTGTTTTTAACAAATAAGCTTGTTGATAAGATTGACTTTGACGTAAACGATCGAATCTCATAACAGGCCCAGAATTTCCGGGTTCTAAACCTTTTATTGTCTCACCTAGTTCGTGTACTCGTGCGATAAGAGACGGGGTTATACCTTCTTCTAGATAACGAGTAAGTATTTCTCGTATCTCGTTAGATTCATCTAGATAATGAGGACTGAAATGCCCTTTCACATTAGGTATAATAGCCTCTTTTTGTCCAGTAAATCTCTTTAACGGATCTCCTTCTCCAATTAAAGATATTACGTCTGATTTAATAGCTTGAAATGCTCCTAGTAAGGGAGTACCCATACTTAAAGCTTCTGAAATAATTCCTATATTTTTAAGTATTTCTTGGGCTTCTCTAACTATAAAACCTCCAGCAGAATGTCCTACAAAACCTATTTCAACATCTGGACGTTCTTGTTTAACGGCATAGGCTTGTTTAGCAAGACGGAGAGCTTCTTCATTAATACCCTTTCTAACAGCCTTCATGGGCATAATGATCGCATCCATTACGACCCTTGTCAAACCTACATCATTTAAGGTTCCAGAAACATCAAAGTTTTTATTCTCGAAAGGGATCGTGTGAGTCCCTTGAGGGATCATCGGTTTTAGTTTGTCTGTTATTTCGTTACTGATTCTACCTTTTGTGCCAGTAAAACCAGATGATACAAATATAATCTTTTTAGCATCGGCAGGGATTTCATGAACGACAGGATGAATGTCAGAATCAGGAGGTTCAGTTAGAACTCGTCGAGCGTTAGAACGTACATCTTCTTTGTACTTGGTGACAATAGTTTCATTGGGATAATTAACAATTCTTCCTACTGCCGTTCTTGCGCTCTGAACGGCTTCTGAAGTGTTCTCTAACTGACCGGCAAGAGTTAATGCCTCATTAATAGAATCTCTCAATATTGTCAACTCGTCTTTTATTACTGACATATCAAAGGCTTTTCTTAAATTGCCCTGATACATATCAGCCATCAAGTATAGATCTTCTGCAAGCTCTTTCAAAATTGAGCTTATGTTCAAAACTTTTTTAACTGCATCAGAATTTGATTTAATACCTTTAATCAAACCTGCTACAACCATTTTACCAAAATACTCAGTTACTTTGGAAGGACTTCTAGTTTGAAGACCCTTTGCCATCGGGTCAATAATTCCAGTCTCAACAAGACGGGTAGCCTCAGCTTTTAAAGCATTAAAACGATCGCTGAATCCGACAGGATATCCATCTATAGTTTCTTGACCTAAACTTCTAGTTAAATCAGGACGTTCTATTTCTCTAGTATTGATTTTCTCATTAGCTCTATTTTTGGCTTGAGTAGCCTGACCTTTAGCAGCTCGTGCTAAGTTTGTAAATGGTGTAGTAGCACGGTCCCCTAAAACTTTTTGTAAATCGTCTATAGCTTTCCAAGCTTCGTCCGCAGTTTTAATAATTTCAGCAGCAGCTATTTTTTGTTCTTCTCTAGAATATCGATTTTTTTTATTCTCCACTATACGACGAAGATCAGCAAAATCTTCACTGATCTTTTTAACCATTTTTTGGTAGTCAGGCGGCGGTTGAGCAGCAGTTAACTGACGAACTTGTTGTTGGGATAATGAAGGTAACTCAGCAAAGTTACTAAAATCTTGAATAATTTCAGCATCAATAATGTCAGCATCTTGAGATCGAATATCGTTTAGAAAACTAGCTAATTCTCTAAGTTTATTCTCTATCTTAACGATCTGAGATTTAAGATTTGCTAACTGATTAGGTGCTAAAGGTTTCATACGATCTTGTGGTGATATTGCGACGATCGCCTCATTAACCTCTGTTAATAATCTATTGACATATCCTTGATCATTACCAGTATCATCTCCGGCTAACAACTTTATTTTTTGAATGATCGATTCATCTGGTTCACTAGAAACTAGAGCCGTCTGTATACTAGTAATCATATCTTTGGCCGCACTTAATTTTTTACGGGATCCTTCTATAAATTCATTGGCAGCAGGCTGTGCGCCAGATAGTAGTTTGCCAGCAGATTTAGTTAGTTGAGCAAGAGCTGTTGCGGCAGAGATACTTTTTTGAGCTAATTCAGCAATTGCCGCCGCTCCATCTTCAATACCAAGTGCGGAAGCTCTAGCAATTTGTTCTGGACCAATATCAGATATCTTTTCGATAATGGGAGCATTAGCATCAAGCGAATCAGGATCTCCAGGTACTCTACGCATTATTCTATTTACTGCCGCCACAAGACGTGTTTCTGCCGCGATGGCCATCGCTTCACCTGTTGACTCAGCGATATTAGTAAGACCCTCGCCAACGCCTTGCAAGAAAGATATGGCCATTTCAGAACCAATTGCAACGGCTTCCTCCGTAGACACCGTTACAGATGATCTTACCTCTCTAAGATCCGGTAGAGGTGTAGGTGGAGGTGATATGAGATTAGCGACGTAAGATTGAGTACCTAGAGTTGCTTGAGATTGTCTTGTTTTACGCTGATTCCGTTCCGCGACACGCTGAGACGTTTCAGGATCTAATCTAAGATTAGGTTGTACCTGATTGTTTATAAAATCAACTAGCGTTGATGATATCTTCGTAGGATCAGGTGCGCGATCGAATGTACGAAGACCACCCAGTTCACCACCCTCTTCATAACCTTGAGCGACTAAGGATTCTAAATCTAATCCTTCGATCAGTTCAAAACGTCCGAGTTCTTTAGCTATAACTCGTCTAATTCCTTCCCATGCTTTGCGAATACCTTCTTTACGATCTTCTTCAATCGCTTTGGCCCATTCTTCCAGAGCCTTTTCTTGTTCTTTTGCTGACAATTTTTCAAACTCAGGCATTTTATCGGGTTTGATTATACTACGTCCATAATCGATAGGAACCACCTTTCCTTCGTCTGATACAAAAACATTACCTGGATGATAGTCTCCGTGGGTCACACCTTTTTCATGAAGTGCTCTCAACGATGCTCCAGCCTGTTTAGCATACGCTGATACGTCATCTTTTGTCATATCTTTATTAGCAAGGTAGTCTCGACCTTCTTGACCTGCTATTGCTCGTTGAATAATAAAATCATCGCCCGACGCAAGAACGTCTGGAGCGACACCTTTAGCAATTTCCATAGCCTGAGCCTCACTAGCCATGCTGACAGCATTTTTAGCTAGTTTGTAAACAGCATCTTTGTTAGCATTTATAAAAGCGATACCTTTTGCCCCCTGTCCTAATATATATGCCATATTAGGATCTATTTTAGCTGATGGCTTACCCATATCCTCAAGGGTCTTATTCATACCGCTAAGACGTTCCATCCAAGGTTCTGTAGCAGGTTGAGTATATTTCTTGGTTTGCCACTTTGTTTTAGGTGCATCAGGATCTCTAGGTGTTGGTCCTCGCATCCCGGTGGGAGGACCAACACCCTCTTTATAAGCTTTATTAAATATATCTTGTATATTTATCCCTTCAAGCAAAGGCATTTTTCCTTCTTTTACTAGCTTTAAAAGAAGCTCCATTGTTTTTTCGGTTCCTTCAGGAACCTTTGCCAAAATTCGCATAAAAGCTTCTTCGATTCTTTCTGGTGCTCTTTCGGCATCAGCTTTTATTTGTTCTTTAGAAGCGTTTACCTTGGCAGCACCTAAATCGATAGTTTTCATGCTTCCATCTTCCATCACAAAGATGTTACCTGCATGATAATCTCCGTGAGTAACTTTTTTTTCGTGTAGAGACTTGAGAAGTTTAGCTGCACCTTCTACATATTGAATGATAACTCCTTGGGTAAGCTCACCTGATTTTTCAAGTTCTTTAACCATGCTCCCCATATCCTTACCTTTTAATACTTCTTGCACTAATCGGTTATTTCCTACGTCATATACTTGAGGAGCTAATTCTGGGCCTACTGCTCTAAGAGCTTCGGCCTCAGGCTGCATCATTTTCTTAGTTAAGAGATTTAATGGATAGGGAGCATCCTTAAATTGTTCATAATCAACCCATTCGGGAGCACCTATTTTATTCATCTTAAAACCCTTTTCACGGGCTTGATCAGTAAAAATGATTCCGTTTACACCTTCACCGAGTACTTGGGCCTCGGCAGGGTTTAGATAACCGGATACAGCGGTTCCTCGTTTGTGTTGTTTGTTTAATTGAGCTAAATATTCCATCTGCTCAGGTTTAAATATAGGTGATTTCTCATGAAAGTCAGGAGCCACCCCAAAGACTGAGTAGAATTTTTCCACCATATCAATGAGATTATCTGGATCTATTTCGTTACCGTTCTTCAATGATTGAATTAACGTGTCATATATCGATAAAAACGCTTCTACATCTTGCTTTGCTTGACCTGTTAGATTTTTCATTGATTTTCTCAGATCAGCTTTTAATTCATCATAGTTATACTCTATGTCAGACTTTTCTTGAGAATCGCCATAAGTTTTTCTTAATCGTCCCTCGGGAGTAACAAAAGTGTATTTGCCTGCTTTTTGTTCTTCGACAGCAGTGGGATCTCCAATCAAGACTCCTAATGTTCGTCGCATTGACTCTTGTAATCCTACTTGTTCTCCAGGACCGGAGTACATCAGATTATAAGCACGAACATTAGAAATCGAACGTTGTGTAGCCTGCTTTGCCAAAATGGGATCTATAACTTCTGGAGAAACAATCCGTTGTCTTACCTCATTAGGCTTAGTACCGCCATCGTATATTTCTCTTAAGATATCAGAGTTAAGTTTATTAGCGATCGCTTTAATTGTACCAGTAGGTAAAACAAATACTTCTTCTATACTGGCTAACTCTTTAGTGATAGTATCTTTGTATTCGTCTATACGAGCCTTTATTTCCGTTTCATCTAGACCTAGATCTTTACTTTCTTTTTTAATTTTTTGTTGTTCCTCTATTTGAGATTTATCTGAGTACCTGTCAGATAAATTAATCAGAAATTCTGCATCGGCTGTTTTAGCAAAAGTTTTAATGTTTTCTAGTGTGATTTGCGACTCCGTTTTTTCTAATCTTAAGAACTTAGCTACTTCTTCTTGAACTTTAGGATTTTGTATAAATTGTCCTAAACTGTGTCCTGCGCCAGCACCAGGGATTATGGTTGTTGCTTTACCTGGACGCATAATACCTGACAAATTTTTAATAGTCCCTTCAGGAAGACCATAATCAGTCTCCATCTTTTTCATTTCTTTTTCAAGCATTTTTTGATGTTGTTCTGACAATTTACTCATGTCAGAATAACGTTCACCAAATGATGCCAAAAATATAGGATCCATGTCACCTACAAAGGCTTTAAAATTTTGAAGAGATGCTGTATTGGTTAAACCGTAAGTTCCCATTGTTAACCCAACACCTTTAGTGTTTTTAGCACCTCCTCGTTCAGCTATAGCAGTGGCTTCTTCAGCAGCAAATGTACCACCAGATGTTCCAGCAAAAACGAATTTTTTACCGGGGTATTTTTTCTCGTAAGCCCTTCGTGTAGCTTCGAGTTTGATAGCGTCAGGGTTATAACCCGCATCTACGGCCATAGAAATAAGTTTTTCAAATTGAGAAGCTTCGTCACTCATTAATTGTTTCTCTAGATCGCTTCCAGGTGTTACTTGTCCTAATGAACGTAGTAAATCTAATAAAATACTTTTAAATTGTCTAATGGTTTGACCGGATTGTTTGTCATTAGAAAACTTATTAGGAACAGGAACGGTAGCAACCTGTTCACCTAATAACTCTTTAAGAAGTACATTCGCGAAATAGGTATTGTCCCCAGGTCTTTCGTAATCATTACCAGGGATACCACCAGCGATTAATGCAATTGTTTCTTTGTCGTTGATACCTTCAATATCTGGGACATCAATCACTTCAGCTAATTGTTTGGATAGCTCCATAGATTGAGCCAGCATTACACGTTTTTGAATACGATACGGTTGGGCGATTGCTCTAACGCCCACACCTGCCACTCTTCTACCACCTTCTGCTACCTCTTCCCACGGTGGACGGATGTATTCGTCAATTCTAGATTTGGCACGTTTAGGATCGTTGTAAACTCGAACATCTTCTCCTACACCTACTAACAAATCTTCAAAAGTTTTTATGTTTCTAACTAACTTTCTGGGATCAAGAAAACTATCTAGTTTGCGTCCCAAATATGCTATGTCATCGCCTACTTCCTTTAAACCTCCTCTGTACCCAAAAGCTTCGGCTGTTACCATGGCAAGTCCTTTTGTTCGATTATATCCATATCGACCAAAATTATATCCAACTGTTTCGGCATCTGATCCTGTTTTACCCTCTATATATTTTTGAGCGCCTTTTGCAAAATCGTATGAGAGTGTTTGTCCCATACCTTCCACTGCGCCAGTGATAAACGTTTCAAAAGCCCTAGCTGGTAAACCAACAATTTTATCGACTAAAGTTTCTTTACTACTTGTATGGATAATTTTTGACATCTTCATCGGCATGTCGTCTTGAGACTTAATGTTCTGTTTGACTGACATCGACAAAGCTGATATAGAATTGGCTAAATTCTCATTTGCTATTGTTAGACCTTTATTTTGTAGATGCAATTCTTGTAAAGAATTGTCCAACCGTAATAAAGATCTGCTTGGTAAGTAAGAATCTTCGTATGAGATTTCAGACGAAGACGTTTCTGTAGTGATTTTTACTTTCTTATCTGTTATACCATCGAATTGGTTTTTGAAATTACTCAATTCTTCTACATTAGTTTTTGGTGTTAACGGATTATCACCAAAATATTTGTTAACTTCTTTAAGGTGTTCACGCTTTCTCTCAATATGTTTATTTAATTTGGCTAAAGGTTCATGATCTACTGTTGGTTTTAATGTTTCTAGTTTAGTTTTACTTGTTATTCCTTTAATATTTCCTTCTATATCCTTACCAGCTCGACTCGCAAGTTTTTGAATATCGGCAAGCTGTTTTGTAAACTTGGTATCGTCAAGTCCTAACTCTAAAATTAAACTCCCAAGAGTTGTTGCCATTATAAAAAATGATATGTGTAACGATAAAGTGTTTGGTTCAATTAATCACACGAACCAAACACTTTATTAGCTCTAAAGATCCGTGGTGAATCTATCGTATGCTGTCTTATTGAGGTTTGACTTCAGGAACGACTTTAGGTTGTGGTTTTTTGACTTCTTTTCTCTTAAGGATAGAAGTAAAGTCTTCTCCAGCTAAAGCAGCTTTCACCGTTACAACGCACTTACCGCCTTCTATTGATGTCGTAACAGATTCGACACCCTCCAAGGTTACACCAGCGTGTTTAACGATGTCGCCTTCTTCATCATGAGAAAGAACAAAACGGCTATAAGGATTATAAACTTCTGATCCCAGTTCCGCTTTGAAAACGACATAAGGAACGCCGTCAACGTCTTCTTTTTCAACACTTGTTACATTATCAAGTACAGATTCTCCGTGACGAATCTGTTTACCGTCATCAGTATGGACAAGTTCAAATTTGCTTTGTAACAGATCAGCCATCTTTGATATACCTCTCGCGTATCTCAGGAATAGTTTGTAGGAAAGCGGCAACAGCAGGAGGTATTCGCTTATCCTTAAGCAACCGATAGACAATAGATCTCGTCTTACTACTAAATACAGTCTTCTCCGTGCCTTGTTTCATAAGATCAGGAAAAGGCACGATGTCTTCTGGCTTTATTTGTTTAGAGTCCTTACCTGCAAAACCATTAAACAGACCAGACCAACCGATCGCATGAGTTATGGATTTTACATTGATGTCTTGTCTATACGCCTCCTCATAGAATTTAAGCGTCTCAAATATCAACGCTGGATTCTCATCACCAAAATGTTCGTAATCTAGACGGGGGTCGGTACAACCGAGATATTGGAGTCTGAGATATATGTCTCCCCACTCAATAATAGCGATTCCCCCATTTCTTCTACAATCTCCTCATTTCCTTCAGGAAGAGCATTTTCATTAACCGCTTCCCCTGCCTCTACTTGATAGAACTGATAAAGTTGAGCGATAAGCTCTTCTCCAATAAGTTCAGAAGTGTCATCAGTAGTCCAATCAGAAAAACCTACCTTGATCTGAGAAGTATCGCGATCGCACAGATAACCCACGCTCTTTACAGTCAATGGAATAGGCAGATCCTCAACCATCAACGTTTCAGAACCATAATTAGCATAGTCTCGTACTTTGACAATATAATCGTCGAATCGTACTAGATCTCCTGATCCAATAGGATTTGTCAAAGGTTCTACAGACAGCTTACGTGATCCTGCTTCAGCGTTCTTAGTCAAGATGACAGGAATAGCCGCTCTATATTTCAACATATAGGTAGCGGCCCTGATAGATAGGGTACGAGTGTCTTCTTGAAGTCGGAACATTACCTCTAGAGTTTCATCGTCCAGAGCGTCCATAAAGGTTTCACCTGTATCGATCTGAACGTCGCCTTGTTCACCACCTTGTAGGCTTTCTAGATATTTACGAGTCTCTGCGATCGACTCATTACGTTCTTTTGCTAGTTCTTTGACTCTCGCATTATAGGCCACAAAAAACTTGCGGCGATTTCGTTCAAGTGTTTGGTAATCAACAGGGCTCTCCGACGGAGAAATATAACCTCGCTTTAATAGAAACACGGTACCTGTTAGTTCATTGCCGACAGGAACCATAACAATTTTTGGTTTCTTTGCAAGAAACGGAATTACTTTCATTGGGAAAAATTAGAAACTTTATAGACAATAATATATTGCTCTTTTACTGTAAATAATAAAAATAGCGAAACACAGGTTAAACAACTTGGATGATCGCACGTTTAGCAAAGTTTAATCCGTCATGATCTCCCATAGCGATCATAATAGACTCGTTAACCGCTTCTTGCGGAACCTCTATAGTGATAACTTCTTTTCCTTCTCCAGTTCTTAGTGGTACTATTGGTGGTGTATTCGCCGCATAGTAACCAAAGCCGTAATAAACACCTTCATCTGCTATACGACAATTAATAAGACATATCGCAGTTCCCGAATATAAAATATCGTATTCCATCTCAGCGCATTAAAAACGTCCTCCACCAGTATAAACCAGTGAAGGACGTTCTGTATATAACCTAACGCTTACGCGCCCAGAGGAGGCGTATAGACGTTAGACAGAGGATCGAACGCGCCAGTAGGTGCAGTATACTTGAAGGAGGAACCTTGGAACTGAAGGTCAGCCTGCACTGTAATAAGGTCTTGTACAGGTGAACTTTGATTACCAGAGGTCAAAATGGCAGCTCCAGCAAATTCTTCACCAAAGGGGCGTCTGAGGGTAGCGTAAATTTCAGAACCAAAGAAGCGATCGTCGTAAAGAATCTTCATGAGAAGATCAGCACCGGGATCGCCAATAATTCTTTGGAAAGTGAATGACATGGTTCTGTTACTACCTGTAGTAACCATTTCCATACCACTACCACTGAGGAAGTTGGCTGCGTCAACAGTCTTGGGCTGAGAAGACGGAGAAGCGTCAGTGGCACCAGCGATGTAAACGGTAGCTGTAGTTTTAGCTGTATGGTTTTCAACAGCTAAAACAGTAGTAGGTTGAACTTGTAGACGTGTAGCGCCAGCAGGAGCAAAATCGCTTACCGTTACACTATACGCACCATTGTTAAATGTCAGTTTCTCACCAGGATAGATATTGGTGGGAAGGGTCGTAACAGGTAACACTTCACTACCGACAGTCAGCACAGAGGCGTCTACAGTACCAGCAGTGGAAGCAGGAATAGCTGCTGACAACGGGTACAAAAGAGTTACCGCTGTAGCACCAGTCACCGCTGTGCTAGTACGAGCTTCAACACCGTTTGCAAAACGAATCTTGGAAAAAGCAGGAATAGTGGCAGTAGCAGCAAGTGTCAACGAAGTGGCACCTTTAGCTGTAGGAGCTGCCGAAGTGGTAACGTTGATCGCAGCAGTAGCCGCTCCTACAGTAACAGTATATTCCGTAGGTACCCGAGTACCTTTAGGAAGAAGCACAAACCGAAGTTCTGTAAATACGCTAGTGCCTCGTTCGCTAGCGTAGTTGATAATTTGTCCCATGTAGAGTTTCCTCCTAAACAGTGATTAAGTTAACGACTTTGACAGCTTCCAACAGAAAAGTCCGTTGTGGAAATTGATCCTCAGTTACTTCCACGGCTCTTTCCCGATGAAGGGGGAAACGCCTACGGATTTTGTCGATCGCACTATCCCATTTGGCTAATCCTGAAGAGGAATAGTCATTATTGATAAGTGTTACTCGCCAATACATGCGCTGGATAGCCTGAGGTACACCAACGCAAGGTTTTTGTGGTTGTAGAACATCTTGATTACGCGCAACCACAATCTTTACACCGGAAAAAGTGCGTTTGGAAGGAATGAAGGGAGGTTCCACCCAAAACGCTTTTGTTCCGTCATCAAATGTTCCAAGTTCGTTATTCAACAAAGATCTTAGATCTGTTACTAACGCTGATATATCGTTAGGAGTTTTTATCGCGTTCATAACGTTTCCTCCAGTTTTACAGATTGAGAATCATAAAGATTACCCAAATCGTAAATATTCCGAGGTGACGTTACAACGTCTCCTGATCTACGTTTGGTCACTCTAGGCCAATCGTAAACAGGATTTTCTAATTCATAAAGACTTTGTTCACTAACCATGTCGGTTAGATGTAAAAATGCTTTATTCAGATCTTCGCCTTCTCTATATCCATCAGAAAACTCTTGTTCAAGATCTAATTGAGCGATCGCGTTGTCTACCCAAGGTCTTGCTGGGTAATTGTCGCCAGCACCTTCATGAACCTGAGCGGCGTACTCTGTATCCCAAGTAAAAATAGCTTTACGATATTCTAGTGTTGGAGGATTCCAATTCTCTAATCGAACCATGTTAACCTCCTCCTGTAGTCTGAAAATAAGCATCGAAGGGAATACCAACAGAAGGTACAATGTTATAAGACATCGCCGTTAATCTTTCAGTGAAAAACAATGTACCTTCCTCGGGCCTACCACTACTACTCACTATAACTTTGACGCGATCGCTGCTTCTAAGATCCTCAGGTAGAGATTTAACAAGGATATATCCTCTAACTCTACGTTCCATATTGTCTAGACCGGGACTCTCATTCTGGAAGGTTTCATAACCTAATTCAACGATCGCGGCTTTAAGCTGAATCTCTTCAAAGATCTGTACTTCATTAAGCGTCACAGGATCAATTTGATGTTGACCTGTAGGCACTTGAAAGAATAACGTTGCGTTAGGAACGAGAGGAATTACTGGAGGTGTAATAGGAAGTATAGTCATGACACAAACTCCCTAGGACGATAACGTTTTAGTACCATCAAAACGTCTTGTAGTAACGTACTATCAGTACTACTGGTATTTACATTGGTAGCTTCACTACCATAAATAACGGAATAAAAATTGTTAAGTGTATATTGTTTCATACCAGAAGCCATGGGACTTCTTTGTAGTTTAAGTATGGATATAAGAGCGATCTTTATCTCTTGCGCCCTTGGATCTATGGGAACAGCTTTGAAATCAAACCCTGTGGTATATTCGACCTTCATTTCAGACTTTTCGTGAGCTTGTGTGGGGCGTCTAAATGGTCTACCACTATATCGAGCCCTAGCTGCACTACCTAATCCCCAAGACTCAGTAGTAAGACCCGCAAGATTAGCACTTAAGATTCTTACTTCTCCTAGTTGATAATCAAATTCATAATCAGTAGAAGGATTAAGTGTTATCCATTGATTGTCAGATAGAGGTAATCCAAAAGAGGCTAATAAGCGTCTACCTCGAATGGATACAACAGGAGCCTTTTGAACAGTATTATTAATAGGCAATCTAGATAGTTTAATAATACCTTTGCCGTTTAATATAGGTGTTTCAACAAATCGTTGCTCTTCTAAAGGACGATTAGCGCCCATAGGTGATTCAGCGATCATTTGCGCTGTCAATATGGCACTGTTAATAGCGCCTGAGTCTATTTCCAACTCAGGCGCTAACTTAACAAGGTCAGTAGGCGTTAATATTGCCAACTGTTAACCTTCCATGCTGTAGGTTACAGGTCTTACGCCATCAAAGGGACCGACATAGAACAGAACGATCGCTAGTTTACCAGCGGTAAGAGCTGCTCCACTGATGGTCACTTTCAATTGGCGATCAGCGGTAAGTACCAAAGGACGGTTGTTAGAAACACCTGAGTTATGACCATCACCACTGATATTAGCAGTAGTAGAAGGAATCAAGTTCAGTACAGCGTCATCAGTAAAAGAGGCTACACCAGTTGCAGCAAGAAGATCAGTGTTGGTGTTAAGGCCGACAGCAATAGAGGCCCCAGAACCCACACAAGGGGTGTCAACATAGACGAAACCGCTAGTGATGATAGACTTGGATTCAAGTTCTAGAGGTAGTGTGATAGTTGCTTGAGCACCACCATGGACGGCGAAATCGTAGAAGTCTACAGCCTTACCACTAAGGTTGTCACGTACAACACGATTATGAACGTATGATCTTTTAGGCATTAGGAAACTCCGAGACGAGGACAATTAGGAACAGATGTAGGACAGATGGGATCTGAACTTTCCAAAGCTGTACGCATAGGATAGTTACAAACGGGACAAATTCTTATCCCATCCACCTTAATGTAATCGAAGTTGACTTCAGCAGCTTCTTCAGAAACAATAGCGATCGCTTCAGTTTGTACCGACTGTTCGATCTGAACATCTTCCACTTGGGGAGGATATTTCAGTTCCACAATCTCATCGATGACTTCAATCCATTTCTGGTCGTCAGCCTTATCAAAATTGACAGTTTCTGCTTCAGATTGGATAATTCGCCATCCTTGTGTAATTAACCAAGCTTTGTAATCGTCTTTAGAAAGCTGCTGAGTCATTTAGTTCACCAATCAGGTAAGTGCTACATCAAACGTGTTGACCTTGAACACCCGTGTTTCCTGAGGAATGTCAGATGTATCATTGTAACCAGTAGCGTCAACGTCTAGTGGTCCGTGGGCTTCGTAGGATTGCCAAATGGCGCGATCCATCCGACCAAAGTCAGTCTTCTCATCAAAGAGAATCTGAACACCAGAGCCGCCGATACCACGACCAGAAGCCATACCACCAAAGGCGTAAGAAGTACGAACCACAGAAGAGGTGCTGTCACCATTGGTTTCAGTAGCTACACCTTCTGCCCCAGTAGCATTAGCAAAGGCGTTAGTTTGCCAAATGTGGAAGCCCTCAAACAACCCTTGATAACCTTCAACCTTGATGTTTTCACCAGCAGGGTAATCACCAAGCATCATGTTGGTCATTTCCCGGATCTGTTCAACACTAGGAGCTTCAAAGTATTGGTTGACTAGAGAACTCTTCAGTTGAGACATAGCGGTAGGATTGGTAACAAGACCGTAGTTACCATCAGGTAGAGGCACAACGCGATCGTTCGATAGCCTCGTGTATACCTGATTAAGGAACTGCCGTGTCATAGTACCACCCACAGTCACAGAAGCCGCTGCTGTAACAATGTTATCGCCATTGTTATAGTAGTTCTTAGTGGTAGGTCTCCACTGTTCACGGATGACCAGATCTTCCCAGTTGTAATAGTCGTAGAAAAGATCTCTTTCCAAGATCCTCATCAGAGGCAACATGGCGTACTCTTCTACGAATCGAGGGATAGAAATAGGAGGCGCTTCCGAACGACCCCGACCGTACTCATTAAGAATCATCTTAACAAGGCCGGTACGAACCCGTTGATTACCAGCATCAATGGGAACGTAGGTATTAGATCCGGAGAGCAAACGTTGTTGCGAATTGGTCGCTACCTCAGGATAAGCAGCCCGAGGGATATCAACAACTTCGCCGTTACCGCGATCGTACCGGTGAACAGTTTGAGGGAATTGCCAGAATACCAGTCCGGGACGGGAGCTAACCCGCATGATGGAAGATAGAACTTCCAAGAAACCACCAGGGACATCAGAGGAAGTGGTAGCAGCTCTCCGCTCAGACTCAGTGATCATCTTAGAACCACGGAATAAACCATGCTTCTTACCCATATCAGTCATCTCTTTGAGAAGAGATTTGTAGCTGCTATCATTGTACCGTTGTTCTGCCATCCACTGATCGATTTCGTGGGTGGGGTACACAGGCATCAAAGAACCGCCACTGGTAGTCCTATAGGTGACACCTAAACCGTCACGGATAGACATAAACTCAGCTAGTCGTCCATCCAAACGATCGCCGTTAGGAGATGTACGAATATTAACATTAGGCATAGAGATTTCTTTCGCACCTTCTGGACGACCAATCAACTTAGATAGACCTTCGAGAACCTTGTCAGATTCCTTAGCCTTATTCAATTCATCAGCCAATGTTCGATTTTGAACCTTAGCTTTCTCTAGCTCTTCCTGCAAAGGAGCGATCGCATTTTCGACGGCTGTTCTGACAAACTGTTGTAGAATTTCGGCAGTGATAGCAGGCTCAGATTTTTCTACAACGGCTGTTTCCTGCTCAATTTCTAGTTCAGGTTCAACAGCTTTTTCGACTGTTTCTTCGTCTTGATCGCTAACTTCTTCAACTTCTCGTTCATCAACAGAATCGTTGACAACCATGCTGGAGGAAAGGCCCAGGGCCTTCGCAAAGCCGTTATTATGAGCTTGAACTCCAGATTTTTGAAGGTTGATAGATAGTTTCATCTGTTCTTCTTCGCTGAGGTTACCCAGCTTGATAATTTCACGTAAGGAGTTTTTGCCCATGCGGCTCACCTCCATCTCCATAAAAGGGGTCACAAACTAGCTTATTTATACAAAAAGAAATATATTCGCATGATAGCGATTAAGATATACTTTATTAGCTATCTTGTTGTACTATGAATAGTTGTTCCTAATAGATATTCGTCGTGATTTCAAAAAGCAAATCTTCACCAAAGTCTCGGAGTAAGAGTAATAGAATATACGGTATGGGTTTGAAATCTCTAAGATATCAATATGGTATATTCAAGCAAGAAGATTTAGCTAACGCACTTAAATGGGAAAAACATCAAGTGCGCGATAGAGAATGTGGTTACGCTTCGATTCGATTAGTAGATGTATACGCCTTTAGTAAAGCTTTTAATACAACACCTAGAAATGTCTTAAAAGTCATAACAGAAAAAAAAGAAGAATTGACTTCGGTTAAGGATTTTGAATATTTCTTAACCACCTATAAGATGCACATAAACGACAGTAAAGATGATTTCAAATATGACATGGAAGAGGGTAAAAGGATCGTACATGAATTGACTCCATTTCCTCTTAATGAAACCACTATAAAAGAGACATTAACTAGACAAGGGCGTTGGTTAATGGCAACACGAATAAAGCAAGGTATGAGTTCACAATGGGTGTTCGCTATGAACCTTGGTTATAACCCTTCTTTCGTTCAACATCGTGAGAGTGGAGAGACTCCTATAAAGTTAGAAGAACTCATGGAAATCTCTAATATATGGAATATGAACTATTTGGATCTAGGAGAGATTTTATTATCCGAAGATGTTATAACTACGCAAGATATTCAACGCCTGAGAAACGAGTACTGTTAGGATCTTAAACAGCTTGCGGCGGGTAGTGCGCCTCTATTACAAATAGAGTGTTCTAACAATTCGTGTCTTTCTCCACCTAACGTGCAATATCTACTAAAGTTAAATGCCGTTACATCTACACCTTCAGCGTTGCACATATCCAACATCCAAGGCGAAGGTATCAAATGATCGCACGTGTAGATTGTCTTACCTTTAGAATCTTTAGTATTCTCATAGAATGACACGTCCCTATTGTATTTAGCACTACAATCAGGACAAATAAAAATAGGTTTGTCTAGCTTGCTACCTGTGGAACAATCATTGTGGATGCGATCGTTCAAAGTTTTAGCTGTGTCAGAACCCGTAGGGATAGCTACATTCAAAAATAACCAAATGTATCCTTCATTCTGAATTATTTCTTGGTTATATCCTCTATGACCACCACCATCGATGATGCGATCTTCTACTGTACGTTCTCTGACGACTTTAGCATCAACAATAAAGCCTTTGGCAGCGTAACTATTAGCCATGTCATGATCTACTAGAAGAGGTCTTCCTACGGCTGTAGATGCTAGCTGTAACATTGAGCTAGGATGCCACCGACGAAGACCATAGTCCACTAGATTGTTACTGGCCATAAAAGGAACCATTGTCCAATCAGTAGACGTATATACATTACCCGTAAGTATTGAAATAAGATCTAATTCATATTTATTGGGAAAACCAATTTGATTACGAATACCGTTTTCGTATTCTTCATCGTCTTCATCATTATCGGTTTCTTCTTCTTCCACTTCTATAGTAACCACGGTGCTACGTTGTAATTCTAAAAGATCTTCAATAGATTTTTGAACAGAATTGATAGTGGCCATCAACTCTTCGTTGCTAATAGTAGAAGAAGATTCAGTCGTCATGATCGTACAGAATTACACTATTTTTTACAATAGTAAATTCTCATACAATTTATACACGTGGATAGCCATTTACCTTAATCTATGGAAATGTTTCCAATCTTCTCACTGTCAGAAGCCCATGGAGCTGTAGAAACTTTTGAATGTTTCGCTTTGATAACTATAGTGAAACGATGATCCTCAACGAACCAGATTGACCAACTATTATTAGCGGCGACACTACGAAAACGATAAAAGTATTTCTTTTGATCGCTGTCCCAACGTCTATCCATCTCTAATATCTCAGCCTGCAATGGACAGAATATGGACATGCTCCCATCTGGAGTTCGTAACTGTCCGTTCAAAAACTGTATACAATCGCCTATAGTTAATTCGCTAATAATCCGTTTGTTAAGCATTTCGGTTTGTGATATACTTCCTTAAGTATAGCCTATCGGAGTGTTAATATATGGTTTTAACCGATGCTATTTTAGAAGAAATCCAATCTTGTAAAGACACGTTAAACAATTTGTCACCAAATGATAACAGATCGTTTTGGGTATCACGTCATTTAGCCAGACTTGTATTGGAATTGGAACTTACCAAAAACCATGTTAGAACTTTTGATTATTGATCTAAACACGATCGCTATTGTGTTTGTTGTTAAAGAAGACCAGCGATCGCTAGATAGTTCTATAGAGGAAGAACTACAAATAGCGATCGCTGATTTTAAGGCGTCATCGGATTGTGTACGGGTCGAAACACATATTGTTCGGCCCTCTTTCTTAATCTTTCACGACGTTTGCCAACCTCCTGATAATTAGACATCATCAACAAAAATTCTCTATTGTGCATTTTAGTGAACCTCTTACGATCGTTTACACGATCTTAACATGGGGAGGAGATCTAATAGACAAGAAAATTGTTTTATGTTTTTCAAAAATATCAACAGCCATCTGATCTAAGATAGAACGCTACAACGGTTTAGCGATTCTCAGTTTCTAAAGAATCAGAGCCAAATTTATCAGCGAGAAGATATAAACCGCCCATACTTAACCAATCCCAGGCGTCTACCATGTAAAGAGAAAGATAAGGAGGTCCACCACGACTTTGCATCTTGGCGTAACCATATATGGTTTCTCCATTTTTCATTACGATACGATATAGAAACTTGCCTGTGTGAGGCACATAAGCAGGTTCCACATATAACACGTCAGGGTGAATAGCCCGTAGATGTGCGGGTTTATGACTGGCTTGGACGACAGATTTTAGGATGCTTATCTTTCGCTGATCCATGACTCTACCTAAACCATAGTTAGATTATCTGATCTAAGACGCGATCTACAAATAGCAACAAACCGAATTAACAAGTACAGAATACCGTTAACCGCCAGGATAAATCCATCTGGCATCACCAGATCTATCATCAACGTGTAGAAACTGCATACTGTTACTATATGCTAAACCACCTCGCCATTCATCATTAAGAAGTCTATAAAGTTCTAAAGGCGATCGTCCAGGAATGGCTATATCTAACGCTTTGCCTTGAACGTGCATACTAAAAGGGGCACCTCCAACACGGGCATTAGTCTCAGGATCTCTGTAACCACTACGGATGATAATGGATTTTCCAAAATGATCGCATATCTTTTGAGCTTTTATAGAAATACTTATTAAATTCGCCACTACAGACACATTAGCAGGACGACGATAATTACCAGAAGGTGTAAAATGTAATACTTCACCCCATGTAATATTAGGTGCCTTGCGATCGTGTATAGGTTGTCCTGACCAAGTTCTAACGCTGTTACCAGGTAAAAGAAATGATACACCGAGATCCTTAGGCTTACTTACAGAAGAATCTATAGGTTTATTGTCCATACTAAAACCGCTTTGATCTTCTATAGCACCTTTCCAGACATACCAAGTGTTTTTGCCACTTTTGTGAATAGTTTTAGGATCAATTTTTTCAATATCTAACGTGAAGACAATGTGACTCCCTTCTTCCCTATATGCTGCAATAGGAAAAGTCTTACCACGTTTGGCAATAGCGAGTTCTTCTTTACCAATAGTGCTGCTATCTGCGGCACTAGGTTTTAGATACGTATCTGAAGTTGTGATAAGTTCCATGGCTATACAACGCTATTTACAGTTATCATTTTAGCGTTTTAGCCTTTTATTTATTTATAATTAAAGATAATAAGTTATCTGGTTTATGCTACCAAAAGATCGCCATTATAAAAACAGTGTCCATCAATGAAAGGTATTTGTGTAACTGTAGAATCAAAAGTCTGCCAGTCATCTCTTGAAAAATGAGTGATAATAGTTACACCTTGTTGGTAATTACGTTCTACGCCATAACCAGGTAGTGTAGGGTCTTGTTTACCGATCATACCTGGACAAACACCCCACATTCTCTTGTATCTTATACCAGAATCCGTAGGTACAGGAATCATCTGTGAGACAGTAGACTGCCTGTGAATATGTCCCATAACAACATTTGAATAGTAGGATTTCATGGTATCAGCGATCGCATCTTTACCGCATTTTTCACCATGAGTATAAATCCAATCACGATGTTTCCATACGTTAGCTCCGCTAGTATAACCATCGAAGCCTTCTTCAGTAAAACCACCATGATAAATTATGTTCTTACCAGTAAAATCTAACATGTCAGATATGCTAGGGATGGTAAACGTAAATCCAGGAACGTCCACGACTGTTTTGATCGCCTCTCTTACATAGTCGCCAACTCTTTTATCGTGATTTCCTTCTATAACTCTAAATTCACAATCTGTAAGTTCTCTGATATCGTGGAAGAAAGTCGCTGCCGTCTGTAATGATTTTTGAGTATGACCTTTAAGATCTACTCCATGGGGGTGACGACCAAATTCAGGAAAGTCTAATGTGTCACCTAACGCCACAATAAGATGTGGATTCAATAGTTCTACTAACTTTAGAACCAAAATTAAAGCTTTTTCGTCATGGGTGGATACTAGATTCCCATTGACAGAACGATATCCAAAATGAATATCAGGTAATACTAATATGTTCTCTACGTTTTTTGGTCTACTATCGAATTTATACTTTGATTCAGGTCTAGTCCATGTTACTTGTTGTAAACCAAATTCAATAGGATTAATTGTCTTAGGTACGATGTTAGCAGTAACACCAAAGTTTTCAATCTGAGTAAGAGTGTCTTGACCTCCTTTGTCTCTAAGTTTCATAGAGGTCGTCCAACTCTTTACACGCCCATTAGTCATTGTGTAATAGTCGGTATCTATACCCTTAGATTTTAGATACTCAATAGGATCTGCTGGAGATCCAATCGTTGTTATATTGGCCGTTATGATACCAGTTGCGTCATCTTTTTGTATATCAACTGTTACTTCGGTCTTAGAAATTCCTTGTTTACGACGATCGCTTTTTGCTTTGTAACGACAAGATTTACAATCCTTTCTATATGTTCCACGATCAGAACGAAGTTCAAACTTATCTATGGACAAAATTTCTTTACAAGTGTCACACTCTTTTGTTTCCATAAGGATCCATAGAAAATAGTTGGAAAGTTATATTCTATTACAGGATACAGAAAAAATCAAACTTCTTCTAGATCTTCGTCGTCGTTAATGCTGTAAAGAATAGGATTACCTTCTTGGTTAATTAATTGAATACCTCCTTGCATAGCCCATTGATATTCATCAACCAAACGAAGTCCATTAGAATCTTTTACGCCATGGGCGATCGTTTTGATGGTATCACCATCTGGTTCAATAATACGCAACAAGTGATAGTTCTCTTCCGGTCCCTCTATGATATAGTTCTCCACGGGCACTGATGACAATACACCATCAACACAACTCATCATGACTTGTATAGCCCATTCCTCAAACGATATTTCTTTTACGAAATTACGTTTAGATATACCATGAGCAATGGGTATCAGTCTCTTAGTTGTTACCACTTCAGGTAGATCAAGATTATCTTCGTTAATCTCTTCCTCCATACGTTCTTCAAACAATCGAATAAGAAATATATTGTCTTCTCTCTGATAACAATATCCATCAAAGCCAGATGGTATATCTCCTATTACAACGTTGAGTAGGTTGGCTTTAATAAGTTGTTCAGCTTTATTCTTCTTATTTAGAAAAGCTCCATAAGCAAGAATAGCTGCACTTCCTGAAATAAAACCGAGAATATATTGGATCATAGATACTCCTCGTTATATACGTTTTAACATCCAACCGTTCTCGTAACTTATAGCAGGATTATCATGTATGTAACGATGACATACATTATTTACAGCCATTAAGTTACCAGAATATATGAGAAGTGGAATGCTATCGATAAAATGTTCTTGAATAATTTCCACTAATTGTGGACTATATAACAAGAGTTCTTCCTTTATAGAATCCCTATCTAGACGTATAACACCTTGTCTCCCTCTTTTATGGTGTACTGTGTCACTGTATAACTTATCACAATGTTGACACCTTGTAAAAGATTGAAGGACACGAATTTTAGTCTCAGTATTGTAAAAATCCAGTAAAGTCTTTTTTAGATGTTCTCTATTTTTATGACGATCGCTTTGTCTAGACTTCATTATTCAGATTCTTGATTTTATATATTACATAGGGCCATCCAAACAACGATAGCACAAACCATTTTATCCAAAAATGAGAAGAGAATATCTTTTCAGCACTATTACCAAACTCCAAGCCTAATATAACAAATAATCCTTCATCGTTGATAATCAACGCCGTTAAGACCAATAATAGTAGGAGTGTTGTTAAAACCACACCTACCAGTAGGTATGACACACAAAGCTCAAAGATCACACTAAGAATTTCGCTATACATGGTAATACTGTAACACTCTTGTTAGATAGATGTTTCTCAGCTCTGTGAATAGCCGACAACTCATTTCGCGCCCATATAGCGATGATGGTGCGATCTAAGAATCGATTGTGTTTTCTACTGTAGCGATCGCACTGAACCCAATACAACTGCTGGCGTAACAACCTACGCCACAATCTTTGGATTTTAGTGATTAACCACATGCGCCACTAGGATATGTTTTAAGAATCATAACACAGCAAGAGAAACGTGTGTTAGCATAATAGCTATGTTGTTGGAACTTTAATACTATATTATGCTACCGGAACTGATACTCATTTCTGATATACACAGAAGTTTGTTAGAAGCTGCGTTCATCTCGTACATAGACGAAGATCTAAACGAACTAGATGAACTGTGGTACGAACAGTGCGATAACGAACAACAAAAACAAATAGACAAAAAAGGTAAATACAAATTCTACATTAAACCTATGTTGGATCTAGGTTTGATAGAATTGAATACTAAGAAAAGACTATATTATTGTACAGAGGAAGGAAAAACAGTACTCCTTAGATTGAGCGAAGATTTTCCTATGTATAGAGAAGGATTAATCGATTACTAAATCAACACTATCCACATCTTGTGAATCAAGAATAACATAGTCGTTGAAATGAAATGCGTCACCCACAATGTCCTGTATAGGAGTAGACGCTGCTAAGTGTGGACAAGAAAACGTTCTATTGTTGTGTTCGTCTTCATAATAAGTATCCACACGTACTTGATCGCCTGATTTTAGCATTTCGCAATTAGGACAGCGGAGATGAGGTTTATATAGAAAAATAGTAAATGATACACTCTTATAAACCTTATCTTCAATGTTCTTAAACAATGTAGAACTACGAGAAACAGCGATCGCTAATACCAACGAAGCTAATCCTTCTTTCTCTATAATCTCTTTGTTATGATCGCTAAAGCCTTCAAAATTTTCGTCGATAACAACTGAACTGGATAAGATAAAATTGTCATCGTCTACGACAAGATTCTCTCCTACGAGATTAGCTCCAATCTTAGTTAACAACTTCACATCTAACTTGCGATCGTTCTGATTGACAAGATTATTAGCGATATTTAGTTTTACGATAACCCAATCATCAGCGATCGTACTTTCCTCTGTTAGTTCACATATCTGGGTGAGTTCTTTCTCAGTTACATCTGTAGCGTTTGAGAAAGCTTTATAAAACTCATCTTCTGAAACATCTAACACAAACCGTCTTGAATTGTCTGAGGACGTAACACTCTTATTAGAGGATTTATTAGGATCATAAGCCCAATTCTTTAACGATATGTCACGTTTACTAGGACACTCTTTAGAGACAGGTTCCCCATTAGGCATATTTTTCATACGACTTACAAAACTAATGGTTCTGTTAGCCCATCTAATATGCTTATTAGTCCACTCTGCTTTCTCAGTTTTTAGAAGTTCTAAATTTCTTTTGATTGGAAGGCGAGAAATAGAGGCTTTCCTGCTACATTCGGTTTCTGACCATCTTTGTAGTTCAGAAGCCGACATATTTACAGCATCTCTATATTTTCCATATACTTCGTCCAGTCTGTCACTATCAACAGCTCTTTTAGATTCAATAGGCTGAATTTTTGTCAAAGCAGAACCTTTATGACCTACCAATGTGTCAGTAGGTTCAGAATCTCTATAGACTCTAATTTGATAAGCAGGATCTTCTGGAGTTCCTTCGACCTTCACATCGATGTCTGGCACAAGACCATCAGTGACTTTTTTAGTTATTTTACCTCTAGCTCTACCACCACTAGAGTTCCAACTTACAAACTCACCTACTTTGAAATCTTTTGGATTAGCCATGATACTCTAAATGTTATATAGATAGATTAGAGAAGATTGGATCATTCATCGTACAAAGATAGCAATTCATCCAAAACGGGTTCTTAGAAAATCCCCATTGAGTTGAACGAATTTTTCTTTTGCTTCTTCTTCCTGAACTTCTATAGGTTTACTAGGTTGACTAACTGGGTTTAATCCAGGGATACCATCAAAGTTTACCCAACTAGGCCATGCTATTTCAACAAAGGGACGTTCTTCACACCATTCTTCATATCCATAGTTCAATGTATATTCAAGTCCTATGGCGTATATAATCTGTTCAGCAATGATAGATCGCGCATGTGCGATCGTTCTACCATAGGATATAGCAGGTAAATTACCTAGTTCTTTACTTGCACCTTGAACAATACCTAGTCCTGCAATAAGAGGTACAGGAACCGTAGGTAGCATACAAGAATACCGTGTCTGCATATAGTAATCCATAAGTCCTTTCAAAGAAGGATTGGCTTCACTACTGCGTCTAATGTCACTACCATGAGGTAGATAGACGTGACTTATGTAACCTTGACCACTTGCTAAGTTGGCCTCGAATTCGCTTCTGTAATTTTGTAAATAAGTATTATCGTGTTGTTCACCACAGGTGTGTATCCAAAAGGCCAGTGATTCTCCTGCCGATCGCTCTAAAAGAATACTGGCATCTTTCATTTTACGCCAACTTTCTATTTGTGCGAAACACGCTGGGAATCCATAACGTTGTCGCATACCATAAGAGAACTGTAATATACGAGCTGTATCATAACCTCCCCAAATGCGATCGCTTTCAGAAGATTGTGTTCTTACTTGTTGTCGATAACTAATTAATTTCCCTGTTTCATCCTCTTCTACAAACATCGACCATGCTGGTAGATAATTAGATCGCTCAATGTACCATCGTCCTGCACCATCGTTTTGGATGCTTAATTCCATAAAAGCATCACCTCTACCATACGCCCCGTATACAGCTTGTTCGAGGCGTTGAGCACCAAGTACAGGATCTCTACCAGAATATCTATTGGATAAATCCCTTGCGATTCCTATTACTCTATCGTTAGGAGAGCGTTCTAACAGTAAACCATCATCCCTTTTTGTTTTAACACGCCACGATTCAACACTACCATCAGATGACTGGAAACAATTCTGACTGATAAGACGTAAACATGTTGTCATCTCAGGACTCCATGTTATCATCTCCTCACACTCTATGGCTAATGCTACATCACCGTAAAGTAATCCTCGTATGGGTAACTCTACAATGTCCCATACTCTCGTTCTGTAAGTGTTGTGACCGACAGGACGAAGTTGATCTTGGCTTCCTATAAGATCAGCACCTTGAGAAGGTCTTCCACGCTTGCGAGAACGCGATCTGCCGTTGACTAAGTATAATAGATCGCTAACATTCTTGAAAAAAGAAGCCATTTATGTTAAACTCTCAATCGGAGTAATAAGATCAACCATTATGGACATAAATAACTTAGTACAAACAGAGCCGATAAGTCTTGCCTTATTTTCTTTTTTATTGGGCACCATGTTAACATTATCGCTAACCGTAAGTTTCACGTTCGTTTTTCTTTTACTTTTTAGAGATGATGAAACCCCTGACGAATGATACTCTTGAATTGTTAGCAAGGAGTATTGTATCACAATTATCCTTTCAACAATCTGTGCAAGTAGCTGTGTTGATTATTGCATATTGTTGGGGTTGTGGACGAAACGAAACAGAGTCCGTACTTGTTAAAGGAGTAAAGGAGTACTTCGATGGAAACTCAGACTGATATTTACGAAAGGTTAAGTAAAGTAGAATTAGAATTGACAGCATTAAAGAAAGTGATTTCTAAGAACATCAACGATAATAATTCTTTGCATAGAGACATATATGAAATAGCTACCGAAACCAACATAGCCCAATATGGATGTAGTATAGCTATTAGAACATTATTGGCGCGATTAGCTAAAGAATACGAGAACGATCGCGTCATATATCAATTTATACAAACTTTGTACGAATCTCTATGACAAAGATCGCAACTATTGAACAAAATAATCCCAAAAAAAATAACTTGATGCCGTGTTTTGCGATCGTCCTGCAACGTATAAACGGTATGGATCGTTATACGGAAATAGGGAAAGCTATAGCTGAGCGATCAGAATATCTCTATAACAAAAACGGTTTGTATATACAGCCTCAAAACGGTAAATCTCCGTATATTGACGGGTTTCAAAATTGTTTAGATCTGCTATGTTACCTTGTTCAAGCTGTAACAGAAGCCCTTATAGCTAATGAAGATCAAGGAAAAATAGATGTACTCGAACGTTGCTTTCGTGCTACTCTAGAAATGGCTCTGATACTCTATGACAACGAGCAAAACAAATGTTGAACTACTTGGATCATTTAATTAAAACTACCACGTTGGAAAAAATCTCGTATTTGGTAAAAACATTTGGTAGAAAAGAATTGGAAGTTCTCTATCAAAAATTGAAAACTGTCACAAACTCGGACGACGAAGTGATAAATAAAAGTCGTGGAGAAATAGAAACAAAGGTGATAGAACTTTTCAAAAAGACAAAAAATGAAAAGTCCTAGAAAAGCCTGGTGTATACATTACATTGGAAAGATTAAAGGTAAACACACGGCGTATAGAAAAGCTATAGCCATACAATACAAGGATGGTGCGATGTTACCTTACGGTATTGTCTTTTTTGCCAAACACGGGAAAAGAGATGGATACTACATAACAAAATCGCTAAACGTTAATCCAATGTATGTAGATAGTAAAGAACTGTTTCTGACACCGCTATGAACATAGTGAATCTGCCGCCTCTCCCAGTTCTTATAAGATCTGAGTATTTAGAGAATGGTGACTCTAAAAGACTTATAAAAGCACGATTAGCCACTGTAAAAAGTGTGCCAGGAGAGGCGTTTAGATTTGAGGTGTATATACCAGAATACGGAGCGTTATATGACAAACTTCCAATAGAATGTATTCTGCACAAAGAAGGAAATAATTACTTACAAACAAACGAATTACAGTTATGGGATTGTTTTGATAATTACATTAATGTGATTAAAAAAAGCGTTATAAACAATATAGATTGTATAGCCTATATAAGAAGCAAAAAGATGAGAGGTTATTATGTTCTTACTATAGATAGTTATACCCCATCAGATAGACTATCTTTAAGTTATACAGAAGATCCAGAAGAACATAAAAGTTTTAATATGATCGCATTAAATAACGGTCAATTTGCGCTTTTACCTAACAATAGAGTTCAGTTTGTAGACGCAAGTTTAAGTGGTAGCGATAATCCTCCCTTACCTAAATTCAAAGTGGCCTCCAAACGGTACTACTGTGAAGGAGGATCTATCGCTACCGATGATTGGTCATACAGACTAACTTCAGAGGAGTCTAGCAGCTAATTCACTCAAAGGCGATCGCTCTGTCTTACTCAATGTTATATGAGCAGAAAGATCGCTTTCTTTGAACCGTTCTACGACAAGACTTAACCCATTGCTACCACTATCTAAATAACTACTATCTATTTGAGTAGGATCTCCAGATAGTATACATTTAGAACCTTCACCGATTCTAGTTAAAACGGTCTTCACTTCTGATGGACTCATATTCTGAGCTTCGTCTACCCATATATATTGTTCTGGTAGCGATCGTCCTCGTATGTGAGCAAGTGATTCAGCCTGTATAAGACCTTGTTCCTCTAGATCGTCATAAGCACTACGTTTGGTCTTTTTGTCGTGCTTATAGTTACAAATCACATCAAGGTTGTCTTTGATCGGAGCTAACCAAGGTGTTAGTTTCTCACTTAATGATCCTGGTAAAAACCCTAAATCGTTCTTAGAGCCTCCCATAGGCATTGTAGGCTTGGAAACCAACATACGAGTATAAACACCCGCCTGTACCTTTGATAAGCCCACAGCTAAGGCCATAAGACTCTTACCTGTACCAGCAGCACCACTTATCGTTACAAGGGGTACAGAGTCATCTAAGAGTAAATGCAGGGCAAATGTTTGTTCTCTATTTTTAGGAGTGATTCTACTAATTTGATCCAGCTTTGGTAACGCTCTGATCACTCCCTGTTTATAGATCGCTAGAACAGTATGAGAAGGATTCGCTACATCTCGTACAGTTATACACTCGTTAGGGAAGTAAGGATCGTTTGTAACAATACCGCGATCAAATAACTGACTCATTTGATCTGCTGTCATAACGGTTTCTGAGTGACCATCATATAAATGTGTGTGGTCAATTTTCTCAGATCTGTAATCTTCTGTCTTTACACGAAGTCCACCCGCTTTTACACGGAGATTTATATCTTTAGTTACAAGAACAACTTGTTCATCACTCTTTTCTCGTAACTCAGTTAGATATTTGGCTGTGGCGAGTAGACAATTATCAACTTTATCTCTAGACAATTCAGCCGGTATCTTAGATATAATTTCTTGACTGATGACAGATATAATTAGTTTGCCACCGTTAGGTAAAGATACACCTTGAATTAAATCGCCTTGTTGACGTAATTTATCAAGCTCCCTAGAAACGTGTCTTGCATTACGATTTAATACGCCATCTCCTGTTTTGAAAGAATCCAATTCTTCTAAAACACTTATACAAAGAACTACAACATTATCATCAAACTTGTATATGGATAGGCTGTCATGCAATAGAACATTGGTATCTAGAACGTAATACTTTACCATCATTCACACAGATCGCATCGATCTATATAATAATTGATTCAAACTCGTGCGATCAAAAGGACGGATTTAGACAAAAAAAAAGACCCTTTTCAGGGTCACAATTGATACCTTTCTTAAGGCGTTCTACCAGTAATCGATGTGCTGCTAACCATGCTTGATGTTTGCGCGGCGTTTTCTTGCTCTTCCTTTGAGGTTCGCCACTTGCTTGCCAGTTAGGTTGTATCATGGTATGTCCTCCTGTAGAAGCCGCCACCGAGACTCGAACTCGGAACCTTCGGTTTACAAAACCACTGCTCCACCGATTGAGCTATGGCGGCATGACCTGTGCAATACTATAGCACCTATGATATGATATCGACAACCAATTAGCTTAGGAACCAATGGAAGAACTTACCTTAGAACAAGAACTTGAATTGGTCGTATTCGATAAAAAAGTCGATATGATGAGCGGCGATCAGGCCAGGGATTTATTAAAGAAAGTTCACAGAACCATGATAATCAGAGAAACAATGTATAAGACTATACTGAAAAAAAGTCTGGGTGTAAAGGATTATCAACAAAACATTAATCGTCAACTATGAAAATTCAAATCTGTCCTGTTTGTGAAACTCGGGTTTTAGAAGGTAGATTTTATGTTAGTAGACCTGTTAAGAACGGTGAAACGTTCGAGCGGATCTATGATGTAGAGTTTCCACCAGATGTACAACACACACGTATTTGTCAGTACGCTAAGAAACAAGGATGTCTGAACACCTGTAAAGTTATTAATGAAAAGGAACTTTTTGAAAATCGAAATCTCGGAATTAATTAAAATGTATCTGATCGCTAAGAATAAATATAGGTTTGATATACCTATTAGTCTTCAAAGAAACCATCTCCTAGATATATGGCATCTAGACAAAGCTCATTGGTTTACTTTGTGCGGTGTAAAAGTAAAAGAAGTTTTTTCAAAATCTTCTGAGTTAGTACGATTTAATCTAGAACGTTTTGGTCACACACAAGAAGTGACTATAGAACAAGATCGCAACGTCACGAAAGTTAACGTGAATAACTGCATGTTAATCTTTACCATTGAGGAAGAGAAGGAAAATCATCACTTTCTGAATGTAGAAATGCGATCTGACTATAGAGTGCTGCGTATACTGTGGCCGATTATCCAGTTGGTGTTTCTATTGACGGTCATAGAAGACATCGTGTATTATAAAAAAAGTGAGACATTAGCTTAACGGTAAAGCACGGGGCTTTTAACCTCTTGATGGAAGTTCGATTCTTCCATGTCTCATTCTCATTGAACAGTTAACAAAGGAGGACATAGAAATGGTATCAATTAACAGAGATGTTTTGGAAGAACGTATTCTTGACTTTGAAGATGCGGTGACCGCCGCAGGTACAGAGTTTTACGGTATCGGACCACTGTTTGGGGATATTGTCCGCCACTGGCTGCAAAAACAAACTGGAGAAAGTGTAGAGCTGTTGGCTATTGCCCTCGCGATTGAAACGTGGCTACGCGATGACTTTGCTAAGCTCGTAGAGCAATACGCTAGTAGAGAGAAGTATGCAGGTTCCTTGGAGGGTAAAATCGACACTATTGTACGTGTAGCCAAAAATCGGCTCATTACAGCCAAAGAAGCCTGGTCTGAGGGTAGAGAGTTTTATTCCACTATCTATGGCCAACATCATGAGCTCAAGCGCAAGCTCATGAAGGAATCCTCCGACGAAGAGATAATGGATAGTATTCATGAAACGGCTGCTGAAAATAGAGATAACCGTAGGCTGATACGGGGACAAGGCTAAAGGCGCACTTTGAATAACGGAACAGAAATAAGGAAATAAAAAGCGGTTGTTTGAAAAGCGTCTCTATTTGTTCTATAATACTTAAAAAAATACCCAGGGTTGGCCGAGCGGATTAGGCAACGAACTCATAATTCGTCTTAGGTAGGTTCAACTCCTACACTCTGGACTTCCCTCTGCTGGGCTAATTGGACAAGCCACCACCCTTCTAAGGTGTTCATCATCCTGGTTCAAGTCCAGGGCAGAGGATCAATCTATTAATCGCATAAACAAAAAAAAAGATCGCAATTGGGTGACTCAATTGCGATCCGGAAACCATGTTCTAAACCTAAAACTATTATAGACTAACTTTCTTCAAACGATCGCACTTTGTTACAATATCGTGCGAATTGGCCATAGGTCCAACCATTACGTTGGCACATCCAATTGCGATGAGCTTGTGCCCACATCTCGTCATTCGGATAATTCTCCCTTAGAGGAGCTGGATTTGTCAGGTCGAACAGAGTTTTTAGTACCATAGATGATTTTTAACTCACTCAATACAAATATATTACCATCTCTCTTAGCTTTACCGACTACATGACGACCGAATTTTAATCCTTTTGGTAACTTGAAATCTTCTGGTATGACAACATTATAAAAATTAAAATCTTTGTTGCTGTGTCCTCTACGTCCTACATACAAAGCTAAAGATGTATCACTTGTGCTCTTACCGACACTAGCTTCAAATTCTAGCCAGTCAACAGGACGATCGCGACCATCACCACAAGCAAACGGTACGATACCCTGAAATTTGTTCAATGCTTGAGGATAAACTGACCAGAGATGATCCTCTTTGAAATACTTTTCTATATCCGCTAGAACTCTAGTAATAAAAGTAGAATCAGATCGCGCCAGATCCAAAACTCTAAATACTGATCCATCAGTGCATCTAAACATCAAAGTGCGATCGCCCTTATCGTTAGGCAAAGATCGTACTAGCCTACCATTGAGCCATGCAACACATTTGAAGTCAATTTTGTTACCTTTTTTATAAGATGGCTTTTTAGAGCGATCTGCTTTTTGTTCAGGTGTTAGAATGACAGGTTTAGAGATCATAAACGTCCTTTAATGTGCGATGGATAGAGTATATCACAGTTCGTTTGATTCGCTGTTGTCTCCAAAGTATACAATCTCAACGTCGGTTTCTTTATAGGAAGGAATAGGATATCCACTGTAAAGATAAACCGTACAATCGTTTCTAAGAATACGAGATCGTCCGATCGCTTGAATAAGATTAGATTCGATTAATGCACATTGAATAGCTTGAAGGTTTGGATCTTCAAATGTGTTTAATTTGAATCTATATCCGTTTCGATTGATCACAAGAGTCGTGGTATTAACATGGTCCGCCGTCAAATAGTCTAAACCCATTGCAGCAGCAATAATGAAAACCTGATTGGGAGAAGGATAGGGAGTGCCTACCACGTTGATACTATTTCCATTCAAAGAATCATATCCTGCACAATTACCGAAATAGGAGTCAGCAGGATTCTTAAATTTATGTCTAAAATCTTTGAATGTGATAGTAGGTAAATCTCCGGCTTTATCAACCACTTTGTTTATGGTATTGGGAACATTTAGACTAGATTTGCTACAGGAGTTAGACATATCCTGGACCAAGTTGCCTACAGGCACGACATTGGAAATATCGATAAATTCTAAGCGATCGCCAAATAGTTCGCGATAAATATGTTCATCAGCGGTAGCGGAAAGAATAATAATTTTGCGATCTGTAGGAATATCTTTCTTATGGGCATAGTGCATCTTACCTTCAAACTTGTCATCATTAACGTAGAAGCCCTTCATACGGAACAGATCTAAAATGTTGCCTGAGAAGTGTCCAGAAGGGGCAGCAGCAACTAAACTAATCAACTCGCTTAGTGTATCACTCAGATTGACTCTGATGGTCTCAACGGTCTTCAGGCGCTTGTTAATGTACGTTTGATATTCCTTGATTACAGGGAGAAAATCTCTTTTAAGTTGTTGAGAACCTTCAGTGTCCACCAAGTTCTCAAGTCGATAAAGATCTTCACGGGTTACATAATGAGAAGGAATAATGACATTTAAAATATCTTCATCACAGATAATAGTTTTACAATGACCAAAAGGATATTTACCGTCTTTTTGATTCTTCGTGAACATCTTAGCGTGGGTAGTCCACACAGATTTGTGATTTTGTCCATAGGTCAGACTATTGGCCTGAAAATACAAATCCAAAGCGTTTAAGACTTCAGGACTGTTAGAGGTATCCTTTCTAAGCGCTGCGATCTTATTTTGAGCAACTTGGTAAAGACCGACAGAATAATAATACTCAAGCTCTGAGGCAAGATCTTCAGGGATACAATCAGGTAGTTTAGGAGTAACGTATACAGGTAAATTGAACAAAATACTGTTCCGTTTGATTGGTTCGATCGCTAAAAGATCATCAAACGAAGGAATACCAATCTTTTTACCTAATTCATCTTTAAGAGCATGAGTAGGAAAAGCATAAGCTACAGGTTCATGAGTATCGTTGAAAGAATCTATTAACAATGTGCTCTTGCCTAATCCAGTAGCACAATTGAAAACATAAACTTTAGTGTCATTAGATTCACAAGCCTTCAAAAATTCATGTTTCATTTTTCTTTCTGCATCCTTTAATTGAAACGCCTTTCTTACATAGTTTGCCACAGGAACAGGTTCGGAGTACTGATTTGAGTAGGTAGCCTGAAGAATATTCTTATATTCCCAATCTTCCTCAAAAGGACTAAAATTCTCTAAGCGAGAAGGATTATAATCACGACCCTTGATAGAAGAGAGAACTGCATAATGTTTACTCTCATAGGTACCAGTGGCATCCATCACCTGTCTCATCCACACTATACCACCTTCAATACACTGAAGATTGGTAGCAATACCAAATAGTTCGGGATAGGTTAGACGCGCTCCAGCATTATACTCCTCCGTCGAACGAATGAATCCGCCCATCTTAAAACTCTTTAATATTGTGAGCTTATCAGATAATTCTCCAAAGTCAACGCCTCTAATAAGTTCGATATCGGCTTCAGTATGTTGAAATTGTAAAAGTTCTGCGATCGTATCTTTAGAGACTCTGTTCTTAGCCTTCGTTGAATGTCCACTGATAGCAACTTGATGATTACGCGCAGCAGCTTCAAGTTCAGTATATGTTAAGGAACGAGAATCAAAATTGGGATATAGTATCTCTTTACCACCATAATACCAACGATTACAGTTTGAACACTGCTTATCAGATTCAGGAAACAAGAATTTAGCCAGTAAAAATTGGATAGAATCAGCCACTTCCATAGATGTAGCGGCATCACCTAAATCGAAAATGATCCTAAATCTTGGATCGCTACCAGTATGAGAGAACGTACTATAAAAGAATTTCCAAGGAAGATGATAAAAGTCAAGTCTCTCTTTGAATATATCAGCAGGTAACTTACACTCGAAATCGACTTCAAAAATTCGTTGATACAACCAGTTGTCTTTCTCACATCCTTTGCCGTCAGTGATCATAGGTAAAACACTATGTCCCTCAACGATGAGATCAGCTAATTCTTCCCAACTCTTTTCAACCTCATAATTGAATATTCTTTTTGCGATCGCAGGTGCAGGAGATCCTTTTCCCTTCCCTTTAGGAGGACGATCGCTGAATTTCTGAGGGTCTACACAAAATCTAACTCTGTCTTTCATAATTATATGGATCCAATGTGTTCTATTGATAATTAACTATTTGCTTCTCTCTCTTTAACCAAATCCAATCCCATACGAATAACGTTAGCCATTGTGCAACCCATCTTTACTGACAGATCATATAGTTCTTGTTTTTCGGCTTCAGTCATCAAAAGCGGATAGGTGACTTTAGGTGTTTTCTCTGAAAAAGTACGATACGCACCTCTTTTCATCTCTCTCATGACTTGTTTCATCTGAATCACCTTGAATTAAGTGTATTAGTAACTCATTATAAACGATTATTCACTTTTGAGTACATAAAATACATGGTGTATTAACCGATCAGTATATTATCAAAAGATCCCCCCAATCATCCAAGATGCCAGAAGCGCACCTGATCTCTAGTTTTGAAAGAACATACAAGTGCGATCGCGTTATTAAGATCGAAAATGGACAAAAAAACGCAGTTACTATATATACTATAGCGATCGCGTTTTTTTGTCCAAATCGAGAGTAAAAGGCGAGGGCTCTCTCTGGCATCTTGGATGATTGGGGGTATTAAGTATATATACCTACACATATATCAACATTTACAGGTTAAAAACGCACTGTTTTTACGATTTCACACGATTTTATAGGTACCCACGATTTTCTTCAATTTTGAAAAGGATAAGGCTCAAACCCATGTACATCAATAGTTATAGCGATCAGAGAATGCGAGAAAGAATCAAGGGATACTTATAATGGGGGACGTTGAAACCATTGATATATATGGATCATAGTGATTTAACAGAAAAGAGTGAAAAACGATAGAAAATTAATACTCAACTCGCTGAGACCCGCATTCTCTCGTTAAAGAAAAACCACATTTTGATAAAAATTAATGTCTATAAGAATCACAGGTAAAAAAGAGTTATCGTTCATCCTTTTCCATTTTGACTAATCGATTGGACCAAATTGACCTGATCGATTGGTCAAAATGAAATTCACTCAAATTAGACGATCTGAGTACATATACTCATATCTGATCAAAACGATCGCGATCGTTCCTTCTCTATACACCTCACCATTTTCGTGCTATGATGAGATCGTCTATGCAAACAACCTAAGATGGATATATCTAAAGTACTTCGACTACCATGTGTGGCTCAACATGAGCTATACGATGTTCCTGAAGATTTTGATCATCTAACTGAAATACTAGAAGATGTATTTGACTTTGTAGAAACAGAAGATGACTATGAATGTTTCTTCCCTGTAGGTGCTCCTATTCTCTCATCTAATGATGTCATTGGAGCAGAAGAGAATGAGTTAGTAGATGGAGAAACCCTCCTAGCCCAGACATACGGCCTTGTAACGTGCCTCAGCGAAGATCCCGTACTGTTTATGGTAGAATGCGATCAATGTACCGATTACGGCCTTGTGGATGGGCTGGTGCTCAATGTGTATAGAGAGTTTCGTTCTTAACGATCCTCGACAACTATCCATCGACGACATATAATGACCACATACAACCAAAAGGAGACCACCATGAGTCCACTAGCAGAGCAATTAAACGAGTTACAAGAACTCTTGTTTAAGTTCCCACTGGATTATATACGCCTTACCCAAGACGCGGATCAACAGAAACTTATTAACGAGGAACAGAGACTTGTTAGCGATCATACCGAACTCTTACTGAGATTCCTGTCCTGTCTATCGCAAACTGAGATCAGAACACACGAAGCCATCTTAAATAATTCCAAGTTCAAGGAAGGTGATCTAGTTAAAGTATATTCACCACCTGTACAAGGATATGGGTCAATTGTGGAGGTGTGTTTGCAACATCGAGAACCAGATCTTTCTAGTGTGGGCGTATATTATGAAGTGGTCTTAACACGCGATCTTTGTAATGAACCATTAATCGATGAACTCTTCTATGTCGAAGAGAAGTATATTTCCCTAGTTAAAGAACACGTCTAATTCTTTAATAACGTAAATATCTAAAAAAGGAGAATTCACCATGGATTTTGAACAGTACAAGACTTTAACCGATACGCTTTTAGACGAATACACAATGCCATTGGTAAGAGAATTGTCGTATCTTCGTGAGAGAAAGATCGCACTTAAGAATCATCTGTACGATATCGAAGCTGCGATCGTTGAAAACAAAACCGCTTATTATAACGCTAAAGACAAAGCCCACGCTGAAGTACACATAAAATTCAAGTTTGATGTTTTCAGAGAGCTACCAAAGATCGCAGATCATCCAGAACGAGAAGAATTGTTTTCTCTAGCCTGGGATGAATGTGATGGCAATAGAGAAAAGGTTTTTGAAAAATTAGAAGAATTGTCAGATCTTTTTCTTAACGTCTAACCAAAGGAGTGTCTTTGATGTCTAGTCGCGGACTCAATGTTTGTACATTGGCTGGTAGTGTTATCTCTATTGATACTAGAACTAGCGATCACGTCGAAATTGTTATCGATGTGGACAACAGACACAAAGAAGGTTCCTTTGTCGTGAGGGTTATAATCTGGAACGATTCTCTTGCATCACACACGGTCCCTCATATTAGAGAAGGATCACTGATTATTGTCACTGGTTTTATCGAACCTTCGCCTTATATCAGCGAATACGATGATCAGCCTTACGCCGGTCTACGACTTACAGCAACCGATATCGTCCTCGACATAAAGGGATAAACCAACAATGAAATATGAACAACTATTGACAGAAATCATTGATGTTCTAATTACAGATCGCTTCAAAGAGCACGATGACGTTCCTCCTGAAACGATCGCACAGGCTAAACAGATCATGTTTGATACGTTCTCGCCAACATGGGATATCTGTGTTAACGCCGCTATTGAACAAGGATATACAGAAGAGTCTCTTAAAACTTTCGCTGTGCAAGTGTTTAACAGATTGGATCTAGAACGGATGGCACATCTTAATTGAGATGTTACTTTATACAATTATAAAATCTAACCGTTTCAAAGTGTCCATGAAATCAGTTAATGTGCGATCTTTCAAAACGAACCATTCGCCTTTAATTTTGTTTTGTCGATATTTGTATTTCAATCGTTTCTCTAAATATAAACCATCGATTGCACAATTAAAGGCGAATAACACTAGATCCTTATCATTTCCTGTTTGTAGATTTTGTAATCTTTTTTTGAACCCGCTCTCTGTAGTTTTTCCTACCTTGTAGCGATCGTCCCCTGTAGTTAGTACATATACGATGTCCATAGTTTATCACTAATACTTAGAGGAATAGTACCAATGGCTATCGAGTGTTACATTGCCGGTTGTAATATAGACGAATGCAAAGCTTTACGCGATCTGTTAGTCGAAAAAGGATATGAAATTACGGCAAAGTGGTTAGATGAACCTTTTCGTCGTACACTGACGTATAGTGTAGAAGATCGTCATCGTATAGCTAATATGGATAGAGACGATGTTCTGAGATCTGATCTTTTAATTCACTTGGCTACAGATCGCTATATCCCTGGTGGCAAGTTTGTTGAAGTTGGTATCGCCATAGGTGCTAACATTCCGGTCATCAACGTAGGTCACCAAGAAAATATGTTGATGTGGTGTGATTCTGTTGAAACCGTTGCTACACAAGAAGAAGCGATCCTTCTGTTAGAAAGACGAATCCTAGGATTGTAGAAGGGTACTACCATATTTTCTTTTGATTGGATTAACTCTGTGTTGTATCGAAGTGATAAAAATGTTTGATATTATTGAGATATTGATGCGTCAACCTAGCAAGCTTGCAAAAGTCGTAACAGCAATTGATGAGTCTGTTAGTACCTCAATGCTTTACGGGGACTATAGTTACATACAAACCACTGTACCAAAAGTCGTAGAAAAATTAGAAGAAAAAGACTACTCTATGCTGTTGCGTGTTCTCATGTACAAAACTAAGAGAGATAAAACCTCAGCAGCCACACCTTTTTATGAAGAAGCGATCCTTCTGTTAGAAAGACGAATCCTAGAATTGTAGAATTGCTAACTGCTCTCGGTTGGGAATAAGTATGTGATATATCATAAAGATCTGACCATGCAGATTGAAGGCAAACAGGTTCCTTCAGGCAGGGTTCGGGTTAGTGGAGCAAAAAACGCTGCCACCCGCCTGATGGCAGCATCAATGCTTACGGACGAAACCATTAACCTACTTAACTTCCCAACCCAACTACTTGATGTTCAATACAAGGCAAGGTTTATCGAGTTAATGGGGGGAAAGGTCAGCCTTGATTCGACTGCATCCTTCAATTGTTCCAATCTAAAACCCCAGGAATTAGAAGACTATAGATTTCCTATTAGAACGACCTATTTATTAGCCGCCGGTCAATTAATTCGAGAAGGAAACGCCTATATCCCCTATCCAGGGGGATGTAATATTGGTAGTCGCAAGTATGACTTACACATAATGATCTGGCACTCCTTAGGGTGTCAGGTAGAAGAAAAGCCAGATCATATTAGGGTTAGTGGTCAGCTCGTCGGCGGTGACATTCATTTCCCCATATCCACCGTGGGAGGCACAGAGAATGCCATATTATGTGCTGTAGTTGCTAGGGGAACTACAAGAATCTACAATGCCTATGTCACCCCCGAAATCGAAAACCTGATTAACTTACTCATCTTAATGGGGGCGCAAATATCGGTAAGTGGCACCAGTCTAATCGAGATTCAGGGGGTTAGGCAGCTAAGGGGAGCAACGATTCCTATCATTCCTGATCGCATTGAAGCTTTAACCTGGATTATCCTATCTGCGATCTCTGGTGGTAATGTTCTAGTTGAGAATGTTCCCTTCAATCTAATGGAAATTCCCTTAGTCTACCTCCGTAGAATAGGGCTTGATTTCTTCCAAAACTCTAATTCGGTTTGGGTTTCGCCACAGTCAATCGCTCCCTCCGGATTACAGCCCTTTGAAGTAGCCTGTGGTACTCACCCCGGCATCATATCCGATATGCAACCTTTTTATGTGCTTCTAGCTTTGTATGCTAAGGGTAGAAGTCTAATCCTTGACTATCGCTATCCAGAGCGCACTACCTACCTTGAGGAATTATCTAGATTTTACCCTAATTGTATAACCTGGAACTCAGGAAAAATCATCGTCAATGGATGTCAACGCTCAGGTTCGGCAGTGGTAACATCAACGGACTTGCGAGGTAGTATGGCCTTGGTGATGGCAGCAATTATCAATCATGGACCTAGTCAAGTCAGGAAGGTAAATATGGCCCTACGAGGCTATGATCAACTACAAACAAAACTTGGAGGGCTAGGCATAGTTCATAGCATTAACAAAGACGATGAGTGATTTAATTAGTATTGTAACGGGCTTCTATAATCGCGGCAACCTTGTTAGAACCTCTATCGGCAGCCTATTAAGACAAACCTACACAAACCTTGAGATCATTGCCTTCGATGATTGTTCAACGGACCATACCTACGAAGAGTTACTAAAGTTTCAAGATCCACGACTTAGAGTAATTCGTCATTCCATAAACATTGGTTTTGTTAATGGATTACTCAACGCCATTGAACAATCATCTGGTGACTATATTGCCATCCATGGTTCAGGAGATATTTCCTATCCAACACGATTGGAAAAACAATATAGACTTCTAAAGGACGATCGCGATCTTAGTGCTGTGGGTTGTAATGTTTTCGATTGTGATATGTCTCATGGAGGTAATATATATCGACGTACTAGAGTATGCGATCATCCTGATAACTTTCAATATTCATTAATCAACGGTCGTAATTGCTTCACTGGTGGAGAAGTAATGATAAGAAAATATCACTACGATCGCATTGGTGGTTATCGAAAAGCTTTTTATTATGCCCAGGATAGAGATCTATGGCTTAGACTGATAGAAATATCCAAACTGGGTTTTGTTGATGAAGTTCTATATAAAAGGTTATTTATATCTAACAGCATACGATTTAACATTGATAAAATACTGATACAAAGAAGATATTCAGAATTGGCTAGACAATGTGCCGAGATGAGACTGGATAATCAATGTGATCTAGTTGATCTGTACGGCCAAAATGCGATCAACTTTTTAAGCAAATCTAAAAGATTGTCAGAGTTTTACAAAAACCTCTTTGAAACATACCAATATAGAGACACGGTTTTTGCAAACAGATGCTATGATCTATACATCGATTCTTAAAGGACATAAAATAAATGTTTGACAATCAAATCAATGAAGTATCTAGAGAAGAAATTATCGCTGCTCTTTTAGATGTTACTGATGGTGTATACGATGCTTTTGAACTATCCCACAAAACAGGATTACCCTTAGAACGATCGCAAGAAATAATCGATGTAAGAGACAAATGTCTTTCTAACAAAGTTTTACAATAGCAGAAGGAGGATCGCACGAAATATGCGATCCTCCTTCTGCTATTGGCTTGATTTTACTAAAGCTTCTATACGTCTACTTAAGTGAATTATATCACCCAGACATTCATCTAGTCTTTTATCGTTTAACCTCTCTCTTACTTTATCTAACTTATCAAGGGTAATGGTATGTCTCTCACCCCCAAGGAGCTTGTAAAAACCTTGTCTACTCATTAAACCTTCACATATCTCCGATATATTAGGATCATTGTCCCAGATGATATTTTTTACAACCTGTAAGAAATTCTCCGGTAACTCCATTTCGATAACAACCCTCATAGCATCTCCTCTAATAAACTGATAACAGTGTAGCACAAAGGTGACACTTATGCTATAGTGGATGAAAAGGAGGATCACATGGAACGCACAATGCTATACCAGTTCAGATCTTTTGAAAAGCGCGATATATGGTTGAAGAACATTCCCATACGATCGCTGTCAGAAAAAGATCGCTATAGTACACTATATACCTGGAAGATCCGCAATCTTACGGTATTCGGTGTCCTTTTATCCAAGTATGAAGCGCCTCTCATTGAAGTATTTGAGAGTACGATTATAGAGATAAAGGAGAAGGAAGGTACCGTACACCTAGAAGAAATCGATATCCCATTCAGCGCTGATTGCATACTACTACACGAACACCTAAACCTATGATAGTCTCATATACCGTAGAGAACTGGATCTCACAAGAACCTAAAACCTTAGACGTTGATCGCAACGAAGCGATCGAACTTCAATGTGCTAAAGATTTTGCCTCAACTAATGGTTATCTATGGCCACTCACGTTTAATATCTTTGTTGATGGCGATCTTCTGAAGTCAACCACGGTGGTTCTATGAAAGGTATTCTTTGGTTAACTGTCCCATCTGCTCTAAAAGATTTTGCACAAATAAAACCTATATACCCAAACGGAAATCCTCATCATATAACCTTAGTCTTTGGAACAGAAGAACATATCTTCAAAGATGTCATTGGCAAAAGAGTGTTCGTATTAGCCTATGAAAACTGCTGGAACGATCGCATACAAGCAGTCCGTGTACAATTACCAAACGATATACCATGTGTTAATCGACATCCACACATAACAGTCAGTTACGCCCCTGGTGTAGAACCAAAGGAAAGTAATATCATGCTAGCAAGTGAACATCAATCAAATAAAGTTTCTTTCAGCTTTTATACGATCGTCGAATTTCATAAATGGTCACCCTAATTTTTGACCGAAAAAATATTCCCGAAAAAAAAATCGCTTTTTCAATTCTCAATGTCCCATATATAAACAGAAGGGGGTCACTTTGAATACCGTTAAAGTATCATACTTCGTTAAATTACCCGGCGAAATGATCGCATCCTCATGCCTAATGCACATGTTCACTAATGACGATCCTAAAACACAAGCTAAACAATATGTCGCTAACTTGGTTAACACCGAGATAGAAAACGTAACTATTCTGTCGATAGAGATAATTATGAAAATAATATGAAAAACGCGATCGTCCTTGGATGAGGATCAAAACCGGATGAGAAAGGAATCGTATAGAAGTGCGATCGTCCTTGAAGGAAAAGAATATGGATAAAAAAATTGGATAAAAAAAATTGAAAAAATATGGAGAAGTGCTATACGACCCCTAGTACAGGTGTACTACCGTCTTTAATCTGTAGGGGATATCTCACACTGAGAATATATATCTAGATATATCTATGGTTATCATTTATAAATATTGTAGGTTAATTGTGATCGTAATCACACAAACAGATTAGCGTTAGGGATATATTGTTATCAAGGTTAACTAAGTTAACTGAATAACACGCTACAACACGTTAAAGGAGTCTAAAATCATGGCTAACAAGATTACGTTAGGATTATTTCATAATCCCGATACCTTAATAGGGTATGCTAGGGTAACGATTGACGCTAATATGATTATTCACTGTAGGCTTTATGGCGGTAATAAAAACACTATACGCTTTAAAAGCTTAAGAAAAGCCCAAGAATGTTTAGAGAAGATTTCTGGCCATGACTTAAGGTTTACTACGCTTTAATCTTACGCGCGCTTTCAAGCTAGCCTAGTAAAGCCTAGGCTATTAGTCCACAGATCGCTACACAATCATTAAGGAGACAATACCATGGCTGTTATCAAGATAATTGGATCGTTTTACACTGTTTGTCCCGACCCCTGGCTATACGCCGAAGTGGCTGTTATTTGTGAGAATGATGATATAATTATTCTGTGTAAGATTAGGACAAACGGTCAATTATTAAAATTCTCAGATCTTAGGCAAGCTGAGGATAATTTAATAAAACTATCTGGCTATGAGCTAGATTTTATTACACAGTCTAGCGATCATACCGTATTCAGTTGGGATCGGACTCCCAATCTATCAGATTTATACACAAACGATCGCTAGTATTCCATAACCACGGTTTCTCAGGCTAGCCTAGTAAAGCCTAGGCAATAATTCACTACACAATTAAGGAATTTAAGGTTATGCCCGCAAGTAAGAAACTACAACATGTCGCTAACGTGGTTAAACGGTTAACCGGTATTGAATGCAAAGCTTCCCGAAAATCTATTTATAGTGCGATGAGTATTTATAGCGATCGATCAGAGAATAATATAAATTTCGGTGATGATGATCAAGCTATCTATGAACATCTTTCACAGGGCGATGAGTTTGATAATGGTGACGGTATAGAAGTATGGTATAACGCTTTCAAGCTAGATGATCGCTCTATTGTAGTAGTACAAACATACGATGGTGGTGTCAGTGGGGAAGGCGATCTATATATCATGCAGCCAGATCATAATGATATCTATGATTTACGTGATGATATAGTTGATTCAGGATGGTATAACGGTCTACACTAGTATTCAATCCATAATCTTACGCGCGCTTTCAAGCTAGCCTAGTAAAGCCTAGGCAATAACTCAGCAAACACGTTAAAGGAGTCTAGAATCATGGCTAAACTTATTGGGACGTTACACAATAACGGTAAAATTGTTGCAATCGTGACAATTGACAATAATTTAATTTTTCATTTTCAACTTTATACGGCAAACATTGGTAATTTTTACTATCCTGTTAAATATATACGTACTAGAGAGTTAAAGACAGGGATATCTATTCTCAGTAGGGCGCTAAATCATAGCATTTTGCTGAGTGATTAACCTAACCAGTTTTTAGTACAAATGATCGCTAGTATATTTTACCCTGATACGGTTATACTAGCGATCGCTTGTACTATCATATTTATCTATCATCCTGTTTTACTTTCTGCCATACGCTATTTTTTATTTATCCTATTTATCACTATATAGTTATATACCTAAATACCTAAATAACTAATAACTATTACAACCTGGTGCGATCGTCCTGACCTATCCTATCTATATCTACTGAATAATCCCCCACTAAATAATCATTTCTACCCTATCTCTTAAGCCTTACAAGGCTAGGATATCTATTCTCTAATACTCTGATACCTTACAGCTATTCACTAAGCTTACAGACCCTTACAATAGGGAATAAAATCATAAATAAAATACAATGATCGCTATAGGTTATTAAATAAGTTAGTTGTGACTGCGATCACACTATTAGATCGCTAGCAACGTTATATTGTTATCACGGTTGATCAAATCAGCCTAACGCTACACAGAAAATGGAGTATAAAAATGCAAACTTTACTATTTGACCTATCACAATTCACTACAGCGATAGAATCTAGTATTGAAGTTTGCTGTGTAGAATGCAGTCAAGATCTTGACACCGATGATGTTATAGAAATAGATGATTCTATCTATTGTAATGATTGTGTATGCTACTGTGATCATTGCGATAATGCAACATTGGAAGATGATCTAGAGACAGTGTACACGAGGGAATACTCTAGAGACCCAGAGAGATACTGCAATAACTGTGTAAAAAAAGAAACGTTTACATGCGATGATTGTGATAATCATCATAGTGATGATTTATCAGAATACCATATTGAAGATAATGGTAAGACAATTTGTAGTAAATGTTATGAATACGGTTATTTTTGCTGTGGTGATTGTGATAATTATTATAGTGATTCTAGCGCAAACTATACAGAAGATAGCACGTATTGTGATAGTTGTTATGTAAACCACGTTAAGAGCGATCGTATTAAAGATTACAACTATAATCCATTAGATGAGTTAGATTTTTTAGGGAATCCTAAGGATGATTTATATCTGGGGTTAGAACTAGAGGTTTATACAAGCGATGATTTGAATGATACCGCTAACACAGTATCAGACTTATTGGATGGTTACGCTATCCTTAAGGAGGATAGTAGTATCTCTATGCCTGGATTTGAGATAGTTACAGCCCCATGTAGTTTAGCTATCCACAGAGAAAAGATAACAGAATTTTTCTCTAATAATCCAGATATTGACACCGATGATGATCATAATATAGGTTTGCATGTTCATATCAGTAGAAAGCCTATATCTCAATTATCTATTGGTAAGATGTTAGTGTTTATTAATAATCCTGATAATCAGGATAACATAATAGAATTATCTGGGAGAAATCCTAGTAAGTGGGCAAAATTAAGCCCTAAGAAAATAACCGATGTTAAGAAAAAACAATCGTCTCGCTATGAAGCGATAAATCTGCAAAATAACGATACTATAGAGTTTAGAACTTTTACATCTACTATAGATCCTAAGCTGATTTTAGCTAGATTAGAATTCGTTCACTGTTTAACCGTATGGGTTAAAGATCAATCTATGTTAGAATTAACTTGGAATAATTTTACGGATTACGTTAGGGAACATAAGGCGTTATATCCTAACTTAGTAGAATGGTTAGAAAATAATAACTAATATTTTCCCATAGAATAGTACAAATGATCGCTAGTGTAACCGTATCAGGTTAAAATGTACTAGCGATCATTTGTACTATCTCATTCATCGCTATATAGTTATATACCTAAATACCTATATAATCAATAAACGTTACAACCTAGTGCGATCGTTCTGCCCTATCTATATCTACTGAATAATCATTTCTACCCTATCTCTTAAGCCTTACAAGGCTAGGATATCTATTCTCTAATACTCTGATACCTTACAGCTATTCACTAAGCTTATAGAAGCGTACAATAGGGAATAAAATCATAGATAAAATACAATGATCGCTATAGGTTATTAAATAGGTTAATTGTGATCGCTATCACACTATCATTTTGTCAGTTTGGTATTATTAAATTGTTAGGGAATTACAGCTAAGCCCTACCAAATAAAAAAAAATAATTAGCTGTGACCCAGTGTTGACAACTTACCCTTAATAAGATAGATTATAAGGGTAAGAGTACAGAGAAACGCTACAAACAAGTAAAGGAAAGGGAAAGAAAAGTTATGCATCATTTAACATTCGACAGAGATGACTTACGCGCTCTAGAGTTTATCGGCAACAGGTATGGGATCGGTAGCGATCTATTGGGATTGATTTCTACTGCTACCATTGTATATGACGGTGAGGAAAATGATGATCCCTATCAGGGTTTTACCGCAACATTTGATGAGTTTATAGCTTGGCAGATCCTAGATCTGCTAAATAAAGACACAGAAGATCTAACAACTTCCCATCCTTTGCTATCCAGTAGTAGCAATCTATGGGAAGGATTAATGAGTCTGTATAATAGTGTAGTCTAGAACATACCAAGGGTAAGTAAGAAAAATGAAAAGCAAAAGCATAGTGTTCTGTTACACAACTGTAACACCAGAATCGGCCGAAAATGGCGATTTTGAGGATAACGGGTTTACAGACGGCGGTAGAAACCGCTTAACATCCCCAGTAGAGTTTATTAATAGCGATGATATGGGATCTTTATATGATGCCGTTCGTCTAGGTATTGATCTAGGAATATCTGAATGGGTTGGTAATTGGTTTGAAACATCGGGATATAGTATTATTGACTATAGCACAGGAGAAGAAATCTCCTATTCTATGCATCTTGAGGGATTTAGTCCTGGGGAATTATCCCACATTAAGAGGATACTAAAAACTGGAAAAATATCTGATGAAGATCAAGCCTTGTTAGAAGGTATCATGGTCCTAGATGCTCTAGGGGTCAGTACTTACTAATTTCTAACAGCGATCGCTAGTCGGTAGCTTAATCATCTATCGCTATAATGATAGATAGGTTAATAGGGGTCCGAATCCCCTCGATCGTATGCCCTTATAGGGCTGTAAACGTACAATCATCAAAGGATAACGATCATGGCTGTTACTTTCACTGGTGTTTATCAACAGGATGTGAAACTGGCCCGTCAATTGAATTTATTTACAGGAGTAAACCCTAAAAAAGTTGTGTTAGAAGGGTTGATCGCCGATTATCTATCTACAACTAATACTGAGAGCGATGTTAACGAATCTCAGAAAATCTCTGAGATTGCTTTGTTAGATCAATTGATTTCTGTTTGCAATGATTCTACTGAGAAGGACGATCGCTCTTCACTTCTACCCAAACCCATGTTAAGGCGGGATCGGGTTAAAAAACCCGCTCCAATCCTTAAGCGCGATCGTATTGTGGATCCCCTAAAAAGACCTACGCTCAGACCGGTTAAACTGAGCGATCGTAACCTTGCGATCGCTCCTAAACCAAAGCTCAATAGTAAATTTAACCGTAGCTTATTCCAATAGGCTTAGGCTACAATAGGATAGATAGAGCGATCGCTATTAGCACGGTAGCGATCGTCCTAAGGGGAAAAATACGTGCTACAATCCACTACAACTCGAAAAGGAAAAGGTTACATTATGACGATCATTATTTCAACAATCTGGGAAGTAATTACCTATGACGTTTGGGGGAATTCCAAAGATGGTTACGAAGTCAATCAGGCATTTAGATCTGGTAATGTAGAGATGCCTGTAAAGTTAGAAGTATATAATCCTGGTATTGAAGGGGAATTTTATGATGGGAGTCCTAACGATACTCAAATCCGAAAAGCTTTAGGGATAACCCCTAGAGTAAGAATATATGACCCTTATTGTAACGAAAGGGTAATATATGCTAACCACGTTAGTACAAATTATCCCCTAGGGGAATTAAGGCTAGTATCTCATGATACTTTAGAATTTAGCCCTGGTAAGGTTATCACGGGTTATAAGTGGATTAAAACCGATGGTAAGCTGTATCCTGTTTTTAAGTTAGCTAATGGTGATGATCTTATGGAGGAAGATTGTTGTCTAGAGTTAACTGATAAGTATACTAAGACTGAAATAATCAGAGAGTTTACTAAAAAACTGAGATTAGAAGGGTATGCCATACCTAGGCGATACCTAGAACTAGATCCCGATACTTTCTAGGTATAGGGAAAATAGATAGGACGATCGCCATAGTGCAGATATACTACAGCGATCGCTCTATTCACCATACCAAAGTAAAATAGATCGCGATCTATTTTGATCGCGATCGTTTGTACTACAGCACTATCGTACTACTCTGCTACCCTATTCATCACTATATGGTTATATATAAATATAATAATAAATGAGTCTACAGTAGTACAAATGAATCTATAAAACACTCTAGCGCTAGGATAGCGATCGTTCTCTATACCCTTGCTCTAGTGCCCTATAAAGCCTTTCTAATAGCTACCCTAGGGTATTCTACTAATAAGCCTTTAATAGGGCTTAAATTGCAAAATAAAGGGCTATAGATTTCTATATATGATCGCTATAGATTAATATTGTAGGCTAATTAAGTATAAATACCTGTAAAGTAGGGTTTACAATTAGAAAATAGATTGATAATATAAGGGTATGGTTAAAGAAAACGAAACGAAAAGGGAAGGATTGAAACCATGGCTAACAACGCTACAGTTCGATTTACTTGGTTAACTGGTGATGTTAATTACCTAGATTATGGTGGCAAGTGGTTTTACAATACCAAAGTAGAAGGGTATTATCTAGTAATGGAATTGATCATATTAGAGTGTGATTCCGAGAGTACTGAAAAGTATATGATAGAATTGTCGATAGTTAACTGTAGAAAGGTAGAACCCGATAAAATGCGATCGGTTAAATCTTTTTGTGGCATTGATGACGATAATGATCTGCCAGAAGATTACATGGTGGAATGCTGCCATTCTTACGGTTTGAAGTCTGTAGACTATAGTGCTACAGGTAACAACTATAAAGAATTACGTAAAGAATGCCTTGAGGCTGCACGGTATACGATCAAACATCTTAGATCTAGTCTAAATAAAAGTAAAAATGCCTTTTACGCAACAGGACATGATATGATCGAAGGTAAAGTGTTAGGCATATTAGAAGGAGGAAAGCGACAATCGCTAAGACTCCAGAATGTTTGTAATGGGAATTAAGATATAATTCCCTAACCAGGATGATCGCACTAGATCCGCTCCATTAGTACATGGGATCTAGTGCGATCGTTTCGGCTATGCTCTATTCATCGCTTTATTTACCTTATTTATCGCTTTATGGTTATATAATAACACAACGATTATATAGCCGTCATAGTGCGATCGTCCATAGATAAAACACTATCACTATAATATAAAAATAACTAGGTAAAAATAACGTTTATTGTGACTGCGATCACACTGCTAGGATATGGATCTGTTACTATTAAATTGTTAGGGAATTACAGCTAGGCCCTAAATTAAATAAAAAAATTAGCTGTGACCAACGGTTGACAACTTACCTTTAATAAAGTAGATTATAAGGGTAAGGGTACAGACAAGCAAAAAAAGGGAAAAGGGAAAGGTATGAAATACCTGTTAGAGGTGAGAGAAAATCCCGAATATGGAAAAAACGGGCTGATTATTAAGAATATAGGTCGGGATCATTTTGATCCCCTTAACGGGCAAGTGATCGCCCATGATGTCATAGAACATCCTGTGAAAGAGCATTCAAATTGCTATGTAGATGAATTTATGGCATTGGGTGCGATCGTTGGCGGAAGGATTGAAAACGGATATCTTACTGCTGGACATCGTTATCTCAGTTTTTACGATATCACAAGCGACGTTACCCAATTAGCTGTAAGTAGTTTTTACTCTGGATATAATCTGGTATTGCCATGTAATTCCAGATTACGTGATATTGAAATCACAGCCGACATTAGATCTGCTGTCAGAAAAGGTTTAGCTTCTGTATCTGATGAAATAGAGGAGTCGTATAATTTCACAGACAATACGGTAGACTATATAACGGGTTGGATCTGTAAAGGATATAGTCTATTTAAGAAAAGGTTTCAAGGTTTGCAGATATATGATATCTGCAACCACTTGTTTGATACCATTAAGGAAGAATGCGATCTTTTCCTTAAGTCAGCAGAGATAGGCGATCAGGCCATACTAAATGTTACATTTAGTAGATATCACTGCGAGTTAAAGCAGATAGGTTACGATTATGGAGATGAATATTAAGGAGTAGAATTATGTCATTAGAACAACAGTTAAAACAAGTTTTCCCCTGGTTAACGGATCGTGACTTTGGTCACCATGCCACGGATCTTTATGTGGTAGCATATCCAGAAATTGATAAATGGCTACAGGATAATTATCAGTTTTATTCCAATGTTCAACAGTTTATCGGGAATCCCGAAGCTGATTGGAATGGAGCAAGTAAGCGTTGCCTAGAAATTCCTTTTGCTGGAGAATGGAAACGACTAGAGAGAATGTTAAAAAAGTTAGAACAACAATCAGAGAAGGAGTAAAACTATGTCATTAGAACAACAGTTAAAACAAGTTTTCCCCTGGTTGACAAATAAAGATTTTGGGCATCAGCATAGAACTATTCACCCAGATCTTTACGTGGTAGCATATCCAGAAATTGATAAATGGTTACAGGAAAATTATCAGTGGTATGACAACATTGATAAATTTACAGGTAACGATCAAGCAGCTTGGAATGGATCGGGTAAAACCTGCCTAAGTATTCCCTTTGCTGATTATAGTTGGTAAGAGCGATCGCAAAGTGAAATAAACAGGGTGAATAATGCGATCGCACTAGGTTAATTCAATAATACGGACGATCTAGTGCGATCGCAAAATAATCAAGATGTTATTCTGGTAATGAACCATGGTAGAATACACTCCAGGCCCTTGGATAGTAGGTTATGCCGACAGTGGCAAACCTTACATAGTAGCAGATCACGGTAAAAGATGGAATGATCCTACTATATGTCATCTATATGAAGACGTAACACCAGAAGGTTCGATGACAGGACCAGGATGGTGTCTAGAAGCATTCGATAATGCAGAAGCTAACGCTAGATTGATAGCTGCTGCACCTGATATGATGACACTACTACAAAAGTATATAACGGTTTTAGAGTCCGATGATAAAGAGGCTTTAACAAAGCTTCTGCAAAAAACGCGCGATGTTATTGAGGATATCAAGGGATCTTAAGTAAGGCGATCGCACTAGGTATTTGTCTTGAGGGATTACCTAGTGCGATCGTTCTAATAAATCATCGTAGGACTATTTTTTTACTCTATTTATCACTCTATAGTTATATACTCATTTAGTAGAATAAAAATAACCTTATCCTAAAAAATAGTCCTACAATCCTAAAAATACTCCTTCTAGAATCACCTACAAGGGTCACAAAATAGTTAACTCTTATGATGTTACCTTAAAATGCTCTAGAGGCTTATAGACACCTTAGAAACGATAATAGAGAAAAATCAATAGCGATCATTGTGAAAAATAGAGATTTTTGTTATCAGATTAGTGTCAATAGAGGTTGACACTTAAAAGTAAATCAATTATTATAGAGGCATGGTTAAAGAAAAGGAACACAACCGATGAAAGTGAGATTACAAGGAAAAGAAATAAAAGTAAGCTTTGGTGCCTACATGGCACTAAAAGACGAGAATCCTGATTTGGAAGTTGTTTCATACTCTAACGATAAATCGTTAGAAGATCGTTATGGTGATAAGACACTAGAATGTCATAATTTCTGTGCCAAAATTAAGATCATGTTAGAGTATCTTCCTAGCCCTGATACGGCTACCTACACAGATCTGGAATCTATCGTAGCAATTAGAGAACATCTGGACTTGGTAAAAGATATGTTGACATCGTGGACTGGTTTTCAGGATAACGATTAGGGTAATCACTTTTTCAAAAAGAGGAAACCATGAAAGTACTAATCAATGGTATAGAGTTTAATATAAATCCATCAGAGTACAGGAAACTGAAGGATCAAAACCCTGAGTCTGTTAAAATCCTATCATGTGATGGTACGGAAACACTGGATGACAAATATAAAAATCAGATTCGTAAATGTAGCGAATTGATCAGTTACATTGAGAACATAATGATACTTGTACCTAGTCCTAACCAAGCTAGTTGGGCAGACTACGGATCTGCTTATCAAGTATGGGAACACCTGGATCGTGTCTATGATAGCCTGGTATCATGGACTGGATTTGATGTTAAACCTGATTAAGTGCGATCGCCAAAGGGAAAAACCGATGAAAATCCGATATCTGTTACAAAATCCTGGTATAAACTTTACCGGGTTCAATAGTGTTGAAGAAGATTACACCGATATAGACAACTGGTTAAAACAACCCGCTGTCTATGATACCGATACAAAATTATCGATTCCATGGGGCGATCTAGCACTACCAGGAAAAGAAACTCACTTGGTAAAGATCAAAGAAATCATCGCAAGCATGGAATATACCACCGATCAAATCGGGTATTATCACAAACGCTTTTACCAAGGGGTGATAGAAATCATTGACAATCGTTGTCAATAAGTAAATCGAGTTATCAATGGTATTCCCTAAGCTATAAAAAAGCACTTTATAGCCCGAAACCATTGATAACTCGTTAGACAAAATAGGTGAGATCTTGTCACTTATTGACAGCGATTGTCATTAGTGACATAGAGAATGGTAAAAAATGAGGTAAGAATGGAGATTATTACAATAGAACGCCCTACTAACAGTGGAACCCGACCGTTATCAGACTTTATAAGGGTATTACCCCCTATATACAAGGAAAATCAGTTATTCAGGATAGAAGGTACCAATCGATTTATACAGCCCTATGCAGGAAAGAATAAACAGATAGGTATCAGATTATATCGACCCAGTGTGTTTGAAGGGCATCATACGGGCTATTACAGTGTGACTATACTACGCCCTAGTGGGGCGATCGCTGATGGTGGTTTAGTTGAGTTAACCTTTAACGATGAAAGGCTGTAAAAATGAAATACACACATTTTAATAGTGAAAGATGGTATTACCTATACCAACGAGCTTGTCATAGACCATCGAATAATATTGACCTAAAGGAGCAATACGTCATACTACTAAATTTAGGGGCCACGGAAGTGGCCACAGGGCGATTAAACAACTGGAATAATCAGCCCGACGTTGCATGTTTCAGGGTTCCTGATGCCTGTACATTAAGGGCGATCGACTTCGATGATCGCATTAATCTAGGCTATGGCGTTTCATCAGTTTGGGATAATCCTGAACTGTGCGATCGTGTTAAGAACGTTGTATTGCCGTTACCATAACGATCGCACAATTTTCATAATCCTTTCATTTTGTTTTCATAATCTTTTCATTTTTCATTTTGTTTTCGTTATGTAACCCTTGAATAACCCCTAAAAATAGATATTGATTTGTAAAATAATTTAATATTTTTAAGAGTGTCATTCAAGGGTTACATAGTGTATAATTAGGATATAGAAATATAGGAGGATCGCATGGATTTCAAAGCGCCACAAGGGTTTGAGGATTACTTGGTTACGATTTTATGGTATTTTAATATGGACGATCGCAGTGTGTACGAATTTAGTACGCCTGCTAGAGAGAGACTTTTAGACTATTATGATCGTTTCTACAAATCCATTGAGGCTTTAGGTTTAAGAGGTTACTATGTACAAGCATACGGCGAAGATAAACTAGGGTATGATTTTGCCCTAGAGCAGTTGAGAACGGGGTCTGGATTTATGGATAGGGATTTATTGGAAGAGAGTGATAGAGAGTTAATATGTCAGATCGCTAACTGCTTTCCTGAGTTTAGTGTTTATGAAAATGAGAATGGGGGGTTAGAGGTAGAATGAATAGATTAGTAGCCAAAGATCTTGATGATGCTGTACTAGCTCTAACACTATTCAGAGGATGGAGACCTTTCCGGTATTCAGGGAATGTTTTCTATCTGGTAGAGGAGGATAGCGAGTGCTATCGGATCTACAGGACAAAGAAATCTGCTGTAGATTATGCGGTAAAGATGAGTAAAGAGTGTGTTAGGGTAGATTACAAAGGTGAGTGATGAATAGTTTTTATTTCTATAAAACCCAGGGATGGGATTACAATATTCTCAAGTCGAACTATCAAAAGGTAGTGGATCCTATTGGGTTTCTATATGAAAATATAGAGGCTAAAGTGTTAGAAAAGTTTCTAGGGGGATACGGTCTATTCTGTATTAGCCCTAAAAAGATCGCTAGAAATCTTCTGCAAACGAGGTTAAATGGGAAACTCCTTGTAAGAGGAGATTATAAAGGATTAGAAGCTGTAATCCTTCTAGAGGAAGGTTCCAGCAATAGCGATCGTGTGTCAATATTCATTAAGATTCCCTACTCTATAGATAGTAGGGAAGATCTAGAGATGATCCTATACTCTAGATCCTATGGATATCCTGAGGAAAAATATTTTTCTAGGATTCCTATAGATATGGGTCCGATTAGAGAAGATCTGTGGATTGAGAGAACAGATTTTTCTCAAAGTCTGATGGATCGCTATTACGATAAAGGATTTAGTATTAAGGTAGAAGATCGCAAAGAGTATTTTGTTATAGAGGGATAAACAGAAAAATAGATCGCACATTTTAAGCGATAAAAAACCAAAAAGGATAAAACAAAAGGGACGATCGCTAGTATTGTGCGATCGTCCCTTTGTTTTATTATCTCTACTCGCTCTAGAATCGATTTCAAAGGGTTTGTAATAGGTAGGTGATACGGTGATACCCTTAAATGGTTATAGAGGCTTGTAGGCACCTTAGAGACAATGATAGACGTTTGTCTATAGTTATTATAAGAATATGGGTGTAAACAGCAATTGACAAATAAAAGTAACTAGGATAAATTAGTAATGTACAGAGAGGGAGAAGAAAGGAAATGAAAATCGTAAATGTTTTAGTTGTTCTACCGTTCATGTTTCTGGTTTCTGATTTGCCTGTTTGGGCATCGTCAGAATCGGATAAAAGGGATCAGTTTCCGACTACTACGGATCTACCTCCTTGGGGTGGAGTAATACCTTCTTGGTTACAATAGGATCAAGTTAAACAATATTAAGGAGAGGATTCAGAAATGATGGTGTTTGATTGGGTAAAAGCGGCAGAGATTATAAAAACATTCAATCCTTATCTAGTTGAGGCGTGTTTAGAAAACGATTTCTTTTGGACGGGAGGGACAATTTTCCGTAGTGGAAAGATAATCGATAACCAGTATACATATCTAGCGTCATACAAGGCAAAACCTCAAATCATAGTAAATGGAGAAATTTTAGATTGCTATGTTATGGCTAGTGAACGCCCTGATTGGGATGCTGATACGAAATGGCCAGAAGAAGCACGTAAGATTCTAGAATCTTAGGGTAGAGTGCGGTAGGGTTAAGCTGTAAACATTTTAATTCGTAGCATCTAGGAGAAACAAAAATGAACGTGCATTACGTAAGAATCGGTGACACAGACGAATTTGATTTAGAAAAACTAGGTGAACGTTTAGAAAGCGTCTACCCTGGTAACCTTAGTATGTTCAGAGGTCTACCTAGTAATATTTATCAAATTATCTCTACCAAGGGATTCAACGTTCGTGTTGAAAACGGAGATCAATACGAAAAGTGCCAATGGTTGAAAGTGGAGGACGATTTTCAACTCCCTGAACTAAACTTGGAAGCTCAGATCGATGATCTGAGAGTGAAGTATGCTAATGAGTTAGCCAACGATCTGATCAATCCAGAGATTGATTACTATATCTTTGATAAAATAGAAAAAGATGGTAGTAGCTACTGGGGTACATGGAACGCGACAACTGTCGAAGTGTATCCTTGTGATGGTACTCCAGAATGGGAACTTATCGAAAGCGGTTTCGCTAAATGCGATGCCCCAGGATGGAATGAGACGATGTTAGTAAAGAAAACGGATTGTAGATGTTAAGAGGGAGAAAGAAGATTCTATTTTATTTTATCTATACGATAGTCATTATATGGCTATACGCATAGGTGACGGCGATCCACACATTCTTACATTAAGGAAGGTTAACTATGAACATGACATTTGAAGATTTCATTATAACAATTGCAACTGAAAATTTTCCTCAAGACCGTGTGACGCTAAGGAACTTCCTCGTGTTATACCCACACTGGGTATCGACCGATAAACCTTGGTATGAGTTACGATATCGAGCCTGGGCTATATGTTATAGTCGAACGGGATGGGAGTATCATTTTAATGGTGTCATAGGTGATGGTAAAACTTTGGCGGAAGCTAAAGCCGACCATCGTGTTAAATATCAAGAACACTTATAATAAGCAGAGAATGTATGAAGTATGCGTGTTAACGTAGCACTTCAGAAATATATAATCCACAAAAATGCTTGTAATGAAGTTATCCATTTTACGAAAATCAAGCACTGGTTTGGCAAAATCGGATTGACGATTGGGCGAGGATCTGTTCTTTACACGAATGGGAGAAAAAATGAAAAACAATAATGATCAAGAAAGTATCGATATCATGGATGAGGCCACGTTTGAGAACATTGTTCATGAAAAGGTTCTACCAATAGTGCCTTTTATAATTGGCACGTACTCGGTACAGGAGCTTACTCCTCTAGATATGGATGGCGAAGGTTTTAAGTATATCCGATATGACGAAAAGCAAATATACATCAATTTGATGGTGGTTTACAGATCAGAGAAATCCATGTGGACTGTTTACGAAGCTTCCAGTAGTTCTGATCTCCCCAAAGTTGGTTGGGGTCCAACTATCGAGGAAGCTTTAGAAAAAGCAGGACTATGACCCTATATCACGGACGAAACGATTACGAAGAAAGTTGGAACATTTACATTTTGTTAAAGGGAGGAGAACTACAAATCGATGATAAGATTAAAAGAATTATGGAGGACTTCAACATCTAATAAATAACTGTAGATAGGACGATCGCTATATGAAATCGCTTGTATAGCGATCGTCCTAACAATGGTCTTTATTGAGTATACGAAAAAACAAAAAGGTACATAGAAATATGAAAGTTCAAAAAGTATTATCCGCAACCTTAGTTATCGTCTTTCTCAATCCCTTGGTTGCTTGGGCAAGCAATCGAGATCGATTCCCAAGGAACATGAGCTGTAGGAGCTGCGTTCAAGAATCGTTACCTCCACGTCCACCACAACCACGTACACAACCGTCACAACCTACTCCTCAAGGTACACGACAACGTACACAACCAACACCACCCCGCACACAACCTACTCCTCAAGGTCCACGACAACCACGTAGCGGTAGATAGAGGTTAGAGAGCTAGGCGATCGCCCATAGGACGATCGCCTGGCGAAAAAGACAAGGTATATTGAAAATAAAGGAGAAAGTCAAATGTCATCAATGTCTTATTGTGCAATCGAAAACACTGCTTCTGAGTTAGAGGCTACTGTAGGGCGAATAGAAGAAAAGGGTGCTCGATACTTAAAATCAGTGAATCAGTACGAAAGAGCAGCCTATCCACGACTTTTAGAGTTGTGTAAACGATTAGTAGAGCTTCACGAAGAATACCAGGATGTAATTGAATCCTGGTCAAGTAACGACCCTGTTGATGAGGATGAAGAAGATGATGATTGGCGATATCGGTGATTGCGATCACTGAAGATTAATCAATAAAGGGTAAAATAATAAAAAAGGGAGAACGAGAATGAAAAGTGTAGACACGTTAAACGAGTGGTTAGACAACCACAGTGACAAATTCATCACGAAAGAATACCGTTCCAATGTAACCTTTGGTTGGTTACAAGGAGTTCCATGGTATGACCACGATAATAACCTAGATGCAGATGAAATCACTTCCTTAACCATCGATGAAAATAAATTAGAGTTTACATACAAGATATGGTGGTGTGTATGGGTGTCTAGCGATCGTCCAAAAGATCGCTGGGGGAACACATATTTAAGTTATGAGGATGGTATCAAATTGACAGAGGGTTGTTACGAGATCGGTTACGCTGACGATCAATATACCACGTTTGATGTCGATGTCGATTCAATGAACATTAAGGAGGATTTCAACTGGCAAGATTTTCTGGCCTGGATGAAATCAGCACACTCCGATTTAGTTGATGCACTAGGGGAAGAATATATGTCATCGGGTTGTGCTCACTCAGTAACATACTATATAAGCACGATCGCTCCTGATAGCGATCAATGGGAAGGTTTCATCAACGAATATTATAGGGCTGAAAATACACTATCGAATTTAGGGGACGAATTCTATATTCCAGGAGAAAACAATGACTAAAATTTCTAAAAAAGACTTTGAATACCAGGAAGAAAATTATGGAGGGTTCTGTACGACTTGTAAAGAGTTCACTACAGATGATTGTGAACCAGATGTGGAAGACAATCTATGCCCTGACTGTGGGGAATACACGGTACACGGCTTGTTTCAAGCTATGTTGTTAGATCTGATAGAAGTATAGGGAAATTAACCATGGATTACTCAATTTTGAAAGCTGAATATGTAAGCGAAACGAACACTTGCATTAACACACTTGGGAGACTAGAAGAAGAAAAATACCAAGTGATCGCAAGGATGGCAGAGCTTGATCATGATTACGATACTAAATTAGAAAATCTGGGTTTAAGAAAGGGAGGAAAAGTAGAGGTACGATTCCCTAATGAAACCGATCTGATTCGAGGTTATATCGAAGAAGTGGAGATTTTTTCAAACGGTAATGCGGAATTACAAGTTCATTTACCAGGTCAACGAGGTCAACGTCTAAAGAGAGCGAAAGACTTCTATACAGGCGTAAAAGCGGAATGGGTGACCATTTTGCCCGATGATTACAATTTTGGAGCGAACTAATATGAGCTTTGACGATTTCAAAAATACCATAACACAGCGATATGTAAAGGCATACGAATTCACCGAATTTGAAGGTGTGTACTGCTGCATGGTTATTGTGTCTAGAATTGAGACTTTCATTAATTACACCACTAACACTTGGGTGGTTGTATGTAATCGTAACAGTGTAAGACATGAAGGTAAAGGATCTACACTTGATGATGCTTTATCAAACCTTAAACCTACTAAAGTCATGTTTATTGACGGAAAAATAGAGATTATCAGGAACCTATTACCTTAATTAAAAAAATGGAAAAATATTTCTTTCAACAAATTATCCAAAGTTTTGTAGGTAAGGTATTACTGGAAGAAATAGTGTCACTATCACCAGGAGAATGGACGTACAATCAATTTGCCATTGGTGATCCTGAAAAAATAATACTATCAATATCTTTTCAGCCAGAAGATATGGAACCTTGGAAATGGTACTCATTGGATGTTTGTAAGAGTCCGTCACATCGATTAGGTTGCGGAGTGACTCTGACAAAAGCTTTCATAAACGCTTATTCAAACTAATCGAATTTCTACTTTTTTAGAAACTTGTGCTAAAATGGGTTAAAAAATAATATCCCCGTTTTTCTGACGGGGATTTCACAAAACCAATAGTGAGTATAATGCATCCAGAGCAAAACCACAAGCTAGAGCCAAAAGTCTACTCAACGATGGTAGACGACATGAAAGCATCTCAGGCGTTCTTCTGGTACGTGCGATCTTTGGATAAAGAAGGAACAGGACAGTTAAAGGTCCATTTGCCCACAGTGGCTAAATATTTTAAGAAATCAAAATCGACCGTTAGACGATGGGTTAATGACGCCTACTCAGAGGGCTATATAACCTACGTGAAGCGGTTCAGAAGAGAAAATAGTGTTGTGATACGGTACGCTTCATTCAGCCGTGTTGCAGACGCTCTAGGCTTGTCTGAGTTAGGTAATGTGGTATGGATGGATCGCAAACAAATGCAATCCATTAAAAAAACTGCCACTGCTGCTCTAATGATGATGAGGCAGAACCAATCTTTTTACAACGCCAAGGAGGTTAACAAAAAGAATAAAGGCACAGATCGTGCCAAAAGAGTTCGAGGTACACAGTCATTATTCAAGAATAAAAAAATCAACTCTCGTGGTAATGTCAGGTTTTCTATTAAAAAACGTAGAAAACGGGGAGACAAAGGTGTTTTATTCAGGAATGATCGCTGGTGTGTCGTTTCAGAGAAGTTCCTTCTATTCGGATCCACTCAGCTATCCCTATCAAAACTGATGGGGAGATCTGTTAGAACGATTCGTAATAGATTGAAAGGCATTGAAAGAGTACAATTAGCTAAAAATGTTTTCAGAGCTTCTGAGAACCTTAATTTAGCTATTGATGAGTTCTCTAAATATGCGATCGATGGGAAACCATTGTTTAAGATCGATCGCTATGTAGTTGAACCTTTTTGCAATGTCTATAACTTCTCTTCATCTATTCATACATCTAGTTCCTATCGCGCTCTTAATCGATATATTCGCTTTAAGAAACGTAGTGCTAGCTTGGGGTAGATGACATAAATACCGGAAAATAATGCGTTTTCACTTGATAGATCGCACTATCGAGTGAATCTTTGCGTCAATGTAAATATACAAGATCGCACATCATTTGATAAGAAATCGTAGATCCATCTGTAGTACATTTGAACGCTTGCTGATCTAAATGCGATCGATCTAGAAATTATCTGTCAATTTAGGTTGACACTTAAAAATATGTCTGATAATATAGGAAATGTACAGAGAGGGAGAAGAAAGGGATGTCGGCAGTAGTGCGTACTTGTCCAGAACTTGTTTACAGTGTATTTCAATGTGAAAAGGGGTATCGTATTTGTGCCACATGGGTCAGGCCGTATAAAATGGGCGAATGGCAAGACTGTGAAGTATTATTTGGTAGCAGTAATTTGTGGATTACCTATTCCACCGAAGAAGAAGCCCTGACTGCTGCTAGAAGTACTGGTCGTGTCATAACGACAAATGCTTGAAACTCACCATTATTCAAACTAAGGAGAAATCATCATGGGAACGGAGTATTTTATCAAGATCTCAAATTTTGAACCCATTAGGGATCATCTGTCAGATGTGAATCCCGGCTTTTATAGGCTAGTAGACGCCCATGGACGCCTAGGAGAAGACTGGTCGGTACAAAGACATCTGAACGGTGCTGAGAGTCGTTCTGTGAGCCTTATAGTGCCCCCTGGGTTCTCGATTCCCACCGAGGAGGAATACCAATTTCTCTTAGGGTGGTTTAGAACGAATCTAAGCTATCTTTCTGAAGATGATATAAACGCCTTCATGAAGATCGCCCCTGGTGTGTTGTCAAGGATTAAGAACGATCTTAAGAAAAAGATCGCTGAGATCAGGGAAGAGATGAAACAATGTAAAAAAGAGTTACGATATATTTCTAAAGTGACAAGGGAACTATTGGATTTCCAAATTCCTGATCACGAATATTTTAACGTTGAATTATGTGAACCTATGTTTGATAAGTTCACAAAAGCTCTAAGCATCTACTACTCGGGAAACTCCCTTGTGGCAACATCGTACCGGAATTATAAAGACGTTACGATTTACAAATTTTGGTGTGGAGACACCGCTGATGATGTAAAGAACGCGTTGTTGTTAGAATGCGATCAACAATTAGATCATGTAAGTTATAAGATGTACAAATTAACCGAACGTGTCGAGAATCTTGTCTCAATTGCGTAATAAGGAAGGAGAAATACATTATGAATATGTTACTAAAATGGGGATCCGTTTCTAGCCAGTATTGGCTAGAGGGACAGAAAGACTTGTTCGACCTTAACCAAGGTTGGCAGGAACGTCAGCTAGATCAAGAGCTGAACTACGCGCAAGCTCTTTATGTAGCTTTCCAGACGGATTACCTGACCGCTGGCCCTAATTGGGTCAACAATACATGCGGGGAGTATGACGTGACGATTTTCATCCACGATGATTGTGGATATGGTAATTGTCAAGGTGTCTCTTTTTTTCACGAAGGAGATCCTTGGGAATCAAATGAAGATCGCCTCGATCTTTTCGTTAGGTGCGTGGCAAAAGCCACAAATAGCACACCTGAATATGTGGAAGCGGCTCTGCGGGAAAATGGATTCGATTTTGAGAGGGACTATTAGATGAAAGCTATAGTAACCAACCCGAGACTAAGGGTTCCTTTTCGCGGAAACGGAGGCGATAGCAACCAATCATGGGTTGGGATTACCCTTGAAAGCGATCCTGTGGATCAAGGACTAGGGGATCCTTGGGATATTGAATGGCTACAAGATGAGGTATTAACCTCACTGATGCTCGATATTCCTAGTGGTCGATTGACGTTCCAGAATACCCCAATGGGTATATCTGTAGAGTTTGATTTCCCTGATACCGATTACCAGGAACCATTCCTTGTTTTAAGTGCCCCGGAGGGAGTGTGGAATGGAAAACAGGGCGGTTTATTCGGAGGTCTATCGGCCTATGGTCGGTTCTACTTCAACAACATTTCTAAAGTGTTTTCTGGTACATACATGTTGCCAGAAGACGAAGGGGAGATCGATTGGCGAACTTATAAACTCCGCCAACGTGCGGTAGAAGCGTCTATGACAGATCGCGATAACGATTTTGAAATCGTAGCTGGTATCGCCGCTGTTTGCAAAATGTCCGTTGAAGATCGTATCGACTATCAAGAATTACTTGATGGTTGGTACGAATTGATCAGACAGGAAGTAGAAGAGTATCCTATCCAAACTATCAGTCTAGATTGGATCCTAGGTCTAGCGCCTAAGGATCGTCTTCCTGAGGAGAACGAGATGGTTAGACAAGTGTTAGGTATTCATCAATAAAGATACAATATCTTCTAGAGTTGTAGAGAAAAAGGCACAACTTACGACCTTGATCATACGATCAAGGTCTTTTTTTTGCGATCGCACTTATACGATCTGACCAAAACCCTTGGTACACCGTAGCGATCTGATCCGTTTTGACCAATCGATTGGGTCAATTTGACCCGTTCGATCAACTCATTTTGGACAATCGATTGGGTCAATTTGACCTAATCGAACAAATACATTTTGACCAATCGATTAGGTCAAATTGACCCAATCGGGAGGGTCAGTCTGACCCAATCTTCTATATTAAAGAGACTAAAGAGAATATATATATAGAGACGCCCCTAACGGGGCTACGACAGAGATCCACAAATGTTGAATTTATTGATCCACAAATGTGGATCATTGATCGCACTAGGACGATCGCTATTGATCATCAATCGCTATGTCACTATCAACATTCGTGGATCATTGATCGTTCTTAGATATGAGATCGTCCTAGTGCTTTACCTTTTGTGGATCCAGTCAACAAACGATCGCGTTTCAACCATCGTGGATCAAAACAAGAGCGATCGCGTTCGGGTCGAGTGTAAACCGGACTTGACAGTTCTGGTGCGATCGTTTAGAATGAAAGGAGATGAGTTAAAGGAATGCAATCATGGTCAAGTTTGAATTGAAGAACGCATCAGTTACCGTCCCCGTCGTTGGAGACGGCGGGTATGCCAACAAGTCCAGCCTTGAACTGGATGTTCTTAGTGTTGGTAAGGTTAACGTCGGAGATCCGTGGGATCTCTCTTTCCTCAAGGGGAAGGAGATCCAGCACCAAGGGCTGACTTTGAGTATCCCCTCTGGGATGCTTAAATTTTTAGGAAATATCTCTGTTTCGTTAGAAGCAGAAGAAGATGGATTTGAGAGCTTTGTTTTTCGGGCTCAAGAAGCCCGTTGGTCCGGAAAACAGGACGGCTATTTCGGCGGCATGTCCGCCTATGGAAATTTCCGTGCTCAGATTGAATGGGTGGTGGAGGGCACCTATATGCTGCCCGAAGACTTCACGGGTAGGTCGTTCAAAAATTTGGCTACCCTGGTCACCCTCCACTTGGAGGAATGGCCCTGTTTTTACAGGGTTGACTGGGAAACCTACAAGCGTCGCCAATGGGCGGTAGAGGCTGTAGATCGTCAACAAGCTCTATCGCTTGCTGCTAGCGCTGCAAAAATGCTAGCTATCCCGGCTAGCGATAGAAATTCTCAGATAGACGAAAGTCTATCTTGGTGGTGGGACTACATCCGACGACAAGAACTAAAATCTCTTGAGGGATTTGATACTTACGAAACGGTTTCTGAGGCAATGGAGGCTGACAGCCTAAATTAGCCTCTTCATCACCCCAGGGTCTACCTACTAGGCTCTGGGGTGCCTTTTGCTGTTGTCTACTGTTCGTTTTTTTTGTTCACTTTCGTCCAAGGAGGACAATCATGGTCAAGTTTGAATTGAAGGAAGCTCAAGATCTCCACCCGACTCTGGGATTGCCGGAGGGATCAATAGTGAAAGTTTCAGAAGCTTCTGAAACTTTTTGTGCGGGGCATGTCGGATTTATAGTCCGGCAAAGCCTGGACGAAACTTCCGCAGAAGAAAACGAATGGGGCTTTTCTTCGTTCAACTCTGTAAATGGAGTGTGCTACGAAATTCCCTATGAGGATTTTGAAGCGTTAAAATACTTCGACCGCAGATTTTACCGCCTGCGAGTAGTGCAGGGGGAATACATCAACGATTTGGATTAGCAAATAGGGTATACGATCGTCCTAGTTTGTTATCTTTTGTGGATCCAGTCAACAAACAATCGTGTTTCAACCATCGTGGATCAAAACAAGAGCGATCGCGTCCGGGTTGCCTGTAAACTGAACTTGACACTTCTGGTGAGATCGTTTAGAATAAAAGGAGATGAGTTAAAGGAATGCAATTATGACCAATTTCATTGCAGAGCTGACTTCTCCGGAACAAGCTCTAGAGTTAACCCAAGGTCGTCTAGTTATGGAAGTTTTTGAAGTATCGTTCTCACCAGAGAATGTGCTTACTGCGGCGGCTCTGCTAATTGAAAAAGAAGACAATGCTAATCTAGTGAGTCAAGCGGGAGTAATCGCCCGTGCAGGCAAACATGGTTGGGGTATGGGAGACGTTTACCGTACCGTCTAGCATCAGGTGGTTTACGTAGACTGTCTTGTATGGATAGTCTACGTAAACCATTTGTTAAAATATAAATTAAAACCAACGAATCAAAAGAGGATGGTCATGAGTAAAGCGTATTATCTGGCAGCGATCGCTAGCTTCTGTAACATGGATAATGCTGCGTCAGAAGAGGAAATCACTCAATATATAAAGAAGTTGGAAGGTATAGACATTGAAATAACTGAAAAAGATGTTTTTCTATGGGCACCTGACATCAAAATGAGAGTGCGGTTATGGTTGTTACCCGAAATGTCTTTCGATAACGTGGCAGACTCATTATCTTGGGGTTTTGATCGTGTTCAGAACTGTAGAGAATGGAATACACTGTTCTCGATGGAAGGAGGGGAGGTTCTGTATAGGATCCGGAACGATGATACCGTAGAGATACTATATCCGTCTTGTACGGACCTGAGTGAAGAAGCGATCGTTTCTCTAATGTTAGAGAAGATCAATGATAGGTTACAGTTTCATAAAGCTTCTGATGGCGAATATAAAATCGAAGAATTATCAGAACGTGAAAATGCTATTATTTTCCCAATTACCACTAAATAAAAAATGAAGAAGATAGCTTTGTTAGAACTTCCCAGCAACGATTATGATATAAACGTAGGTCAGATCGTGGTTGGAAGAATTTGGAAAGATGGAGACGTATATCGATACCAGATCTTCAAAACGGAGATCACAGAGTCGTATGCCCCTTCGCCTTTTATGAGTTTGATGGAGGCGATCGTAGCGGCTACTGACAAGATCCGGAGTCAACTGGGTTAACCATGGTGAAAAACGTTGCACTAGATCTTATAAAGAAACAATTTGTGTTGCGATTGTGTAAAGATCCTTTTACTGGTACAAGCGGCTATGGTATCTTTGATGTGTACCAAACAGACGGTTTGATGAGTTCTGTCTATGTGAATAAAGAGGATGCGATCGAAGCTTTGAAAGAGTGGATAGAAGGTGTTTACGATTGTTTACCCCCAGAGGAGAAAACCCATGAAAACTGATCAAGAGATTCTAGTCCGATTTGTAGAAGCATTGCTTTCAAATCCTAACGTCTGGGATCGAAATCGATCTGATGAAAATCTAGACTATGTTTTAGCTACAGCGGTAGTAGCCGCCAATAAGGTTTTCTATATCCTAAGCGATCAAAATAAGATCGATGAAGACGATATTTCATATCACTGAACGAAAAATAAATTCAATCCTAGAAATATATCAAGGAGAATACCATGTCATCAAAACTAACAGACGAAATATATAAGTTACAAAAGACTAGGGAACAACTAGCTAACGATTGGAAATTTTGTATTTATGAAACTTATTTCATCAACTTTCAGGATATTGATCACAAAGATATGATAGCTGTCCTAAGTGGCGAAGTGGTTACATTGCAGCTTGACTTCGCTGGTGATACTTTTCATTTTTACAGTTCTCGTATCCAACCAGTCTCTACAAACACGTTAGAAGCCTATAGAAAAGACTACATACATACGTTTGTTCCATTCCATAAAAGTCAATTGGTTTACCGAGACGACTGTGGTGTATCTATACCACATTTGCTTTATAACGATCTTTGGTCGGTAGATCTATTTTTATACGATAGCAATCGTAAACAAATCACTGACATACCGCTACACTTTCTGCAAAAACTTGGATTACGCTAAATATCAACGTTGGCAAAAGCAACACCTTTCCGAATAGTCTATATACCTAATATCTCCAGCAAGAACGATCGCCGTTCATAATAAGGGCGATCGTTATTGTTTTTTTAATCTTTTTGAAAAAAATCGTGGAAAAAATAGTGTCTACATAGGTTGACAATTAAAAGTAAGTCGATTAGAATAGGATCAAGTTAGAAAAAGGAAATTTCTTATGACTCACGAATTTGATTCTGGTTTCTTCTATCAAAAGCCTGCGTGGCATCGTCTAGGAAATGTCGTAACTGACATGTTAACCACGGGTGAAGCGATCGTTGCGGCAGGTATGAATTGGGAAGTACTTGAAGTTCCGATTTTCGCTAATTCAAATATACTACTAGACGGGACGATCGCTCCCTGGCTTGTTGATCCTGGTATTCATACGATCCCAGATAAAAAAGCGCTGATCCGAAGCGATACAGGGAAAACGCTTCATGTATGCAACAGATCATGGACAGTTTTACAGAATAAGGAAGCATTCAACTGGTTCGACCCTCTGATTCAGGACGGCGACGTTTATTTAGACGCTGCCGTGTCTTTACAAGAGGGTAAACGTATCGCTATTACTGCCAAGATCAAAGACGGTATTGGTTCTGTTTTACCAGGTGATGATGTAGAATTGTATGTTGTTCTGTATAACTCCCACGATGGTACACTGCAAGTTGGTATGATGTTCAGTACTATTCGAGTTGTGTGTGCGAACACCCTTGGTGCGGCGATCTCTGATCGTAAACGAAAAGGCGATTATGCCCAATTCGAGAAGGGTGATGACCTTGCCGTTACAGCGAAGTCTGTGAGGGCAAAGCACACTAAAAACCTTCATCAAAACATGAACTTGGTACAGGGTAAGATCGATATCGCTAGACGCGATTTTAATTTAACCTTGGAACAATACCGTAACATGGCGAAGACCCCGATGAATGAAGCCTTGTTCCGGGAATATCTCTGTCGGGTATATGATTACGATGTCGAGATGAAGCCCAACGCACAGGGCAAGACGATCAAAGATATGAGAGGATACAATCAGATTCTCAAGAATTTTGAGGCTGGAGTTGGTATCGACATCAAGGGTGTGGAAGGGACATTATGGCAAGGTTATCAAGCGGTCACCGAGTATATCACTCACGCTAAGGATAATTCAGCATTGGACGATCAAAGAAAACGCCTTAACCAGCTTCTCTTTGGTACTGCTGCTGATTTAACTCAAAGGGCTCATAACGTGGCCGTAGAGATGATCGCTCGATAGTTGACTTATCACGGTCTCTCTAGCATTAATCGACCAGAGAGACCGTGATATAATGAATAAAACAAATGGAGCAAAATTATGAAAACCATCGAAGAACTAAGAAAGTCTTTTGGCTTTAAGGTTCAGTATACTGAACTTCAAGTAAAAGACTTTCTTAGAAAAAACATTGCGGGCTTAATTGATTGGGATGTACCTCTATCCGTTGGTTACAACCTCCAACGAGATTATGTATGGAATCCTCTTCAGAAAGAGGAACTGATATGGTCGATCCTTCTAGACCGACCTGTACCAAACATTTCTGTTGTTTCTGTATATAAAGATACGGGTATTTTATATCAAATCATTGATGGCAAGCAACGGTTATCAACTGTGATTGATTTTATACAAGAAGGGTTTCCTATTCACATTGATGGAGAAACTTCTTTCTGGGGTACCCTACCAGAGGATTATAAAAGCGTCATATTATCTTTCTTTTTAGGAGTTAATGTTCTTTCTGATCCCATTGATAATCCCATGTCAGACCAAGATAAGATAAAGTGGTTCACATTGCTTAACTTCGCAGGTACTAAACAGGATCTAGAACATAAGCTTAAGTTACAGCAGTCTTTTTCTCTTTAGTTACGACTTGATTCCCTTTGTCAAACTTTAGGAGCTAACCTATGATTACGACTTCGTTTATTATCCTCAAGTATGCCTTGACGACCGGGCCTTTTATCGTAGGATCTGACTCTGACTATGATAAAGTTGAGTGCGGCACACATGATCAGAAGACCCATGATCTAATTCCATACGATGACAACTATTTGGATTACGACTGGGATGCTTCGCAAAAAGAAACTTTAGTACTTTCCAAATCTTCTCATCTTACTTTTTACCATAATACTAACCTAAAATCTCTTGAGTTTGTTCCTAATACTCCATTAGGTCGGGGCCTAGCTATGAACTATATTACGTTCATAGAACAGAAAAAGCTGGCTTCCATGGCTAAGCAGTTAATTATAGAAGGAGAACCTTTCGAGTTTCCTTGGGGTGTTGGCATTAAAAAAGCTCAAAACGCTAAACGCTTTATTATTAATGCTGGCAATGGCACTGTAGCTCCAGAGTTACAAGACTAATCGTCGATATGCCGGGGCTATATTGAAGGTATGAAACAAACCACTTACGGAGGACCGACCGATGTCTGCTAATAAATCCACTCTAATCGAATACCTGACCGATAGCGTCAGCTATGACAGTAGCTGGGCCATTTACGCAGAAAGGGTTGAGGGCAAGTGGAAGCCCGAAAGCTTTGCCCGGTTTGGTCAGTGCATATATGAAAACGGGGGGCTGATGGATGACTGTGAGTTGTTTAGAACCAACGAAAGTATTGTAAATGCCCGCGAAGCCTACACCGAAGGCGACGATGAGTTCATTCAAGAGTGGGCAGAGCACTACATTGAAGAAATGAACGAGGCTTACCATCGTTTAGGGTTATAAAAAATTAACACTTTAAGGAGATCCTAATGACATTACCTCTTGTAATTTGTCCCATCTGTGATAAGGTCGTCGAAAAATGTGAACATTTTAATCGTGAGGAAGAAGACTATGATCCCCCTAGCGATTTACCTTTGATACTTGAAGATGTTGATGAAGAGTAACAACATATTTACTATTCTAACCACCATGATATTACCTACAAAAGATCAATGCCGAGAATGGTTTAAAACGAAATGTTGGGACGCCTATGATCGATATGATACTGATGTAATAACACTTAATCAAATGATTGAAACATTTTACTTGGAACATCCAGAGACTAAAGAATGGATGAAACGTCGCGATCATTGGATCTGGAAAATATCTCTAGATGTAGAAGAAATAAGGTGGCTTGTTAAAAAGGGATATCTAGATTTACAAGGGGTATCTAAGCTTACCATGGATAAACAATAAGGTGGTATCATGAAAAGACTATGCCTTCAAGAAGTTAATTGTTGTTTTGGCTGTCCCAACTATTCAGATCTAGATCGACAATGCCAAGCAGAACCAAAGCCTATTAAGATTCCTACTGACTTTGATGTTTCCCAATACGTATTCAATCATTGCCCGTTACCTGATTTTGATATTATTGAAATTTTGGGTAACCCAAATCCTTCATTCTGGGTGGCCAAAGGAAAACGAAGATTAACCAAAAAACAGCAAAATGCTTTGGCACACTTGAAGCACATTGCCCAACTTCTAAAAGCTGAAAACGCCGGAAGTTAAAACCATGAAACGCATAACCATAACATCGAAAGACGAAAAGTTGACTTTCCCACAAATGTCGAAAGCGGCTGATATGTCCGTGAAATATTGGGAAAGCGAAACGGCTAAAGGCGAGTATTGGTGTCCTGGTGATATTTTAATTCTAGAGATTCAAAACGGTCCTAATGATGGAATGACGATCGCCACCAGTACTTGCCGAACTAAATCGGGCTATTGTGTCGCATGTTGGATTCCAATCAGCGATCGTCAAAGATAGTACCGCGTTGCAACTGTTTCAAATCTTGCACAACATCACTAGCCTTTTTTACGTTATCTTTAAG